GAAGATCAACCCCAGCCGAGAAGGAACCAAGGCCCACGAGAATTGGGCGATGATCACCAACGGTATGACGGTTGGGAAGTATCTTGAGAAGGGTGGGTCGATCAAGGATCTGCGCGCCAACCTCCACCGTGGGAACATCGAACTCAAGTAGCAGGCAGCAAGACACGAATCACTCCCCAAAACCACAGCTGCCTGAGGCAGCCAAAGAAATGGAGCACTTGTGACTAATATCGTCACCCTTCTGACCACTGGTGAGCTTCTCAAAGTTCACAACGCTGTGGCCAAGACGCCTGTTGTGAAGTTTCGTGACCGCAGGACTGCGGAAGCAAAAGTTGATTCCCTGACGATGGGAATGGGCGACAAGCTTGTTGTTCTGCTCAAGAAGATCGGAGTCAAGGATGATGTTGTCCAGGTTCTGGTTGCGAAGTTGAATCCTCCACCCGCTCCAGTGAAGGCCGCAAAGGTTCCTGGTGAGTTTGAAGCTCATCCGATGCTTGCTTCGATTCGTGAGTTGGTCAAGAAGGCCAAGAAGGATTGTACAACGAGTACTGCTGATGTCGCAGAACTGCTTGGGGTGCCCACCGCAAAGGTGGTTGCCCAGTGCGACAAGTTCTCTGAACAGAAGTTGATTGATATTGAAGACGACAGCGTCTCAACTGAGGACAAGTTCTATTATCTCCACCTCACTGAGCTGGGTCTGTCGTGTAAGGTGGCTGATGGCGATCCTTCTGCTGGCCTTGGAAGGATCAAGCGTGAGCCCAAGGCTCCCAGGACCAATCCTGATGGAACTGCTTGGGTCAAGCGCACCGTTGGTGAGAGGATGAACTTCACAGGCAAGTCCATCAATCGTCTGACTGAGGTCAATCCTCGGATGAAGGGATCTGCTCGCTGGGATGCTTTTGAGCTGGCCAAGAGCAAAATGACCTTTGAAGATTTCATCTCCAAGGGTGGCGCCAAGAAGCATATCATCGAGATGGTCCAGAGTGGTCTGATCGAGATGGTGTAGGTGGGTCGAAAGGAATTGGGCTGCCCCTATGGGGTGGCCCTTTCTTTTTGCCTTCCTTTCAGGCCCGATTCCCCAGGCCTAGATTCGGGTGTCGGGATATGGGTCCAAAAGGCCCACTGAATCGCTGCAGAGGCACCTAGGATCGATGAAATGCCTCCAGTCGATAGGGATACCGCCTGGTGCCCGAAAAATCCACGCCTAGGTTGCCTGATAATTCGTGATTTATTCGCCAAGGAGTTCTGCGTGATAATTCGACCCTTCAAGGCTGGGGATTTGGTTGTTGAGTGTAAGGTGGGTCCCAACTTTGCTTTGCTCAGCGCATTGCCTGGCCGACACAAGTGGATTGAGCGCAAATTTATTTTCAAACCCACTGGTGCTTCGATTGCCTACATCATCAAGAACTGGCCAGAGGCACAATGGATTGAAGGAGCAGAAGTCAACCTCAAAGACTTCCATGATGCTCGCATCCTAGGTGAGACTGTTTCTGCGCAGAAGAAAATTGAAGAATGGTTTGATGATGGTGGCCATCCATTCAAGACCAAACCATTCGACCACCAACTCAAAGCCTTCTTGATCAGCAGAGACATGAGTGTGTTTGCTCTATTCCATGAGCAGGGATGTGGCAAATCCAAGGTTGTAGTGGACACCACAGCCTACCTCTACACCAAAGAGGAAGTGGATACACTCATCGTTATTGCTCCGAATGGAGTTCACACCAACTGGATCTTGAATGAGATCCCTGCGCATCTGTTGGGAGATATTCCTGCGTGGACTGGTGTGTACAAAGCAAGCCTCAAGCCAAAAGAGTATCTGGAGTTGATGGAGGCAGCCACCAAAGAGGTAGGCAAGCTTCGCATCATAACCTTCAATGTAGAAGGATTCATCAGCAGCAAGGCCAAGGCTCTGATGGAGCACTGGCTGAAAAATTCCAAGGCAATCATGGTAGTTGATGAGTCTCAACGGATCAAATCCCATGGTGCTGAACGAACCAAGTATCTGACCAAGGTTGGACGCAAAGCAAAATATCGGCGCATCCTGACTGGGACTCCTGTTACTCGTGGAGTTGAGAATCTGTTCAGCCAGTTCCGATTCTTGGACCCAATGATCATCGGCCACGATACCTTCACAGCCTTCCGATCTGAATACTGCGTCATGGGTGGCTTTGAGAATCGCTCGATTGTTGCCTACCAGAACCTGCCTGAGTTGATTGCTCGCATTGATGGATATTCGCATCGAGTTCTGAAGAAGGATTGCCTTGACCTTCCAGACAAGACCTACAAGCGTCATCCATTTGAGATGGAGAAGTTCCAGCGCATGCTGTATGACCAAGTTCGCACCAGCGCACTCGATGAGTTGGAGAAGACACTGGGTCTTGAGAAAGGCCAAGAGATGGCCAAGGCAATCGCCATCACCAAGCTACTCCGGTTACAGCAGATTGCCTGCGGTTGGTTCCCAGAGGCTCAACCAAGACCTCTTCCACATAATCCACGGATGGAGGCTTTGGATGAAGTCATCGAGGATGCCGGCGATGGGAAAATCATCATCTGGTCAAGATTTGTAGCAGACATCCAAGTGATGGCAAAGAAGTTTGGAGAGCACGCCCTCACATACTATGGAGCAACATCCACAAAGGATCGTGAGTTCGCAGTCAAAGCCTTCCAGGACAAGTCAAACCGGAAGAAGTTTTTCATCAGCAACAAGGCAGGGTCCACAGGGTTGACTCTCACTGCTGCTCTCAACGCCATCTACTACAGCAATGACTTTGATCTTGAGACAAGACTCCAGGGTGAAGATCGCAACCACCGAATTGGAACAGAAGGCACTGTTGTCTATACAGACCTTGAGGCTGAGAAGTCAATCGACAGAAAGATCATCAACGCACTGCGCAAAAAGAAGTCAATCGCAGACATGGTCACCCAAGATCCCATCTCAATGTTCATGGAGTAGTGATGAGTGAGTCAGCCTTCAGCAAGAAACTCCGCAACGGTCTGGCTGAGCATGGAGTAAAGACAGAGAGAGTTGAAAGCAGAGCAACAGCCGTGGGCATCCCAGACATCTATGGCATCAAGATGGGATTCTCATTCTGGATCGAGACCAAGCAGAATTTCAAGGCAGACAGGATCAGATATGAACCACTCCAGGCCCTGTGGTTGGAAACTGAGTGGAAGAATGGCGGCATGTGCCTGACGATCCTTCATCATACTGCTACTGATGAAGTCATCATCGTCTGGGGGAATGATTCCAGGGCTGCTGAGAAGAGCATCCAAGGAACAAACCACATCGTGATTCCCTTCCATGAAGGTTGGGTTGATGAAGTGTGGGATGTAATTTATTCCAACCGCAAGCATTAATCACCAACGATAGCCAAGGCTGACCCAGGCTTCTGAGCGCATACCTCGGATGCCTGGGTCTTGGATCATCTGAAGTTGGACCCCAGCGATGAATCTTTTTAGGAAGTCTCTGGTGTAAAGCACCCCATATCCAGTCCCTGAAGGCCTGTAGGCGATGTGTAGCGCATTCGGCTGAGGCTTTACCTGGGTCACTGGTTCGACAGGCTGATCCAATCCTGAAATAATGGTTGAACCATCGCTTGTTTTCCCAACTACACGAGTTGTTCCATCAGGCATCTCAACCACGCTTATATCAACCGTCACATCCCTGGATGGGATCTTTGTCTCCGATGAAGGATTCTCCCCACCTGGGCCCACCAATCCACTGGCATTGGAGTTTGGAATCTTTGGAGCATTGTCGGACGATGGCTCTGGCGGCCGCACAACCACTTGGATCTTTCTCTTCAACTTTGACCCTGGAGGAAGATCGGTTGCTGCCTTGGCCTTTGGGTCTGTCTCTTTTCTCTCCAGAACTGTGCTCCCATCCTTCTGCTTGATTGCTGGTTCTGCTTTCTCTATCACGGTGACGGTTTTGGGTTGCCATATTTTCTTTCCAAGAAACAGACCAAAGGCAAGGAAGAAAAGTGCCATGATTGCGGCAAGAATCTGATCCTTGGTGATCTCAAAACCATTGATGGTCATTTCTTATCCTCCGCAATCACATTGACGGCCTGATCAACCCTTGCCTTGTTGTTCTGAGCACTCGTTGAGAAGCCAAACAAGGCAGTCCACATCGCAGCAACTGCCCCAGCAAAAACCAAGTCAGCCTTCTTGGTGTAGAAGGCATGACCGCAGAAGGCCATGGTCATGATGAAGGCAGCAACTGTTCCTGCTCCACCACACCACAGATAAACCATCTTGGTGCTGCTGGCCCCGTCACCAGGGACAGCAGCAGACTTCCAAAGATGAAACCAACTTGGCCTAGGAATCAAGTCCACCAGTAACCTCCGGTTTGCGCGCCGCACGATTCCTCCAACCCTTTGGCTTGTCCTCAGTTCCAAGGAACTTTGCCTGGGTCGGATCATGCTCAACGATTGCCTCATAATGGGCAAGCTGTTCCGCGCACAGACCAGTCAGAAGGGCATCTGGATTACAACCGGAGATTCCTCTCACTGACTTCATGCCGATCTGTCCATCAACATCAAGGTATGGCCCAAACACGCGATTGATTGCGCGCTGGAGGATCTTGTTTGCTGTGTGAGTCCCACAGTTGACGCCAATGTCGAAGTGCTTGATCTTGATGCGAGGGTCACACTCACCAAGTTTGTCCATCTGGTCATACTTGAGCCTGTAAATCTCCTTGGCCTGTTCCTTGGTGAGCAGCTTCAGATCGTCAGCATCGACATCATCATCGCCATCAAGATCTGCGGGGAATCCAAGCACATCAGAATCCTTACCACAGGACAGGAACACGCCGATGGTGATTCCCCAGTTGGTAGCACCACCCTTGTCACCTTTCACATTCGACCAGCCACCCTCTTCACGCAGGGTATATTCCAGAGCAGCATCCAGCAGGTCCATCATCGCCCCCAGAAGTAGGCAGCAATGGAGCAGATGATGATGGCTGCTAGGAAAATCTTGGCAGTCGGATTCATCTTTGGTGGAGTTGTCCAAAACCCAGGAGTTGGATCCACCTCTGGGTGTGGGCTGTCTTCAGGAACAGGATTGAGAGGATCATTGGCCATCAGGTGCTCCTTGTGGTGGTGCTGGAGGCAGAGTTGGATTGCGCTTGATCAGGCCTGTGCCCAAATCAAAGGATTCTCCATTCTGGAGTTGATAGGTCTGGCCCATGTGGCCCTCAACAAAGTCCATCACTTCCTTTGCGGAAGCAAATTTCAACTGGGCCTGTTTGAACAGAACCAGATCAGACTTGCTGATTATGGTTGGTTTTTCTTCCTGAGACATTGTTGCTCCTTGAGGGGTGGTTGGGTGTATGACCTAAACCGGAGGAAGGTTCAGGGCAATTCGGATTTCAGCATCCATCATATCAGCGAGCAGTTCGCCAAGCGTGGTGGCGACACCATCCACAGTCACAGGCTTCATGAACATCTCGCCAACCTTCTGGGCAGTCATGGTGATGTTCTTCACTTCACCATTGGGCCCAGCATTGCCGCCAAAAGACAGCAGCTTGGTCTTGTTCCCAGCATCATCGACATAGAACTCAACAGGACCATAGGCCATATTGATGTTGTAGTGCGCATCCACAGTCCCAGGCATGATGGACCGATTGATGTTGAGACTGTAGGCAACAATCTCTTTCAAAATTTTTGCGTTGGATACTTCAGTCAGAGCAGCCATCTTTTTCTCCTTGGTGGTTGGCGGGGACATCCCACCTAAGTTTATCCTTGATCAACCAGAGCCATAATACATGATGTCTGAAATTGAGAGTGTTGCGCTAGCAGTCTCCCACCAACCATTGACCATCTGAGAGTCACAGTAAACAACCACCTTGACTCGGATGTCCTCTCTGTTGATGGATGCGTAGTTTTGAGATATGTATGGTTGATACCATCCACCACTTCCTGAGCCAAAACTATATCCAGCAATCAGGCCCCAAGTTGCCCCTGCGTTTGTGGACATATATATTTCAACTGAGCTGCTGATCCACACATCTTGACCAGTGTCTTGATCTGTGACTGTTATTCCCTCAGTGGTGATGCTGAACCTCATGTTCATCTGTCCAGCTGTTGCTCCAGTTCCGAAGCCAGCATAGATGATGGTTCCTTGCCATTGCCCACTCTTTGATGCGTATGTGGTCGTCTCAACATTAGTGGATGTTCCACCATCCCATTCACTTCCTGCGCCACTTGACCAATACCAATCTTGCTGGGTGAATGTGTTTGGCCTGAAGCCATAGAATGTCTCGTGCGATCCAGCAAAGAAGTTGATTGGGTTCCCATATATTGGACTTGGGAAAGTAATGGATGAGATGGTGTTCAAATTTCCATATGCAGTAGAAAAACCATCTGCGTGATACACAGGCTTGGTGCCATTCGCGGATGCGAGAGAGGTCGTCAGATCTGCTACATAAAAATGAGCCATTAGATGCTCGCAACATATAGCTGGCCACCAGACACATAGATCCGATAGCGTTGACCACCAGTGTCGTGTAGGATGAAGCCACCAGCACTACCAGCACCATTGGCTTCAAAGTCAGTAGCATACAAGCGATCAAGATATGGGTTGCAATATATTCCACCAGTTCCATAGATCGCATTCCCAGAACCCCACACCATCTGATAGGTGGAGTTGGAGTCATTGTTGTAGTTGACCGTTGGATTGGTGGCATTGGTTGCGCTGGTAGCAAAATTAACAGACATCGAACCACGAGCGCACAGGTAGGCAGATCCGTTGCTATCTGCTGCCCAAAGATAGGCTGGAGAGTTTGAGTTGTTGCTCCAAGCAAAGTGCTGGCCATCAACAGAGTCCACATTTTGACTAGCAATATTCCCTGAGTGAACTATTTCACGCCAAGGATTCCAAGAGCCAACATCACCATTGTATGATCTCCAAGACAGGTGATTGCTTCCGCCATAATCAGAATTCAATTGTAGATCATATCCACCAGCATAGAACCTAGCAACAGCACCGCTCCATGGAGCACCAACTGCGTATGTGAATCCTGATGAATTTCCAGCCATCCAGTTAGCATCAATTGCCCAACCAGCAGCACCATAAGAAAAGAGATTTGCTGGTTTATTTCCAACCCCAGACCAATCAGCATACCCTGTCGATTCAGAATACCTGGATCGGTCAACTTTGACTCCATAAGTGCTCGATCCATTCCACCCAACGAGCATTGGATATGAACCAGACCATGCGACTGCAGAATCAGAATTGCTAATTGTTGTTCCATTTGGAGCAGTAGAATTAGACGCATCAATAATGGTGTGCCCATTACCATAATTTTTCCACATTAATTCGCCAGCAACAGCAGCTGATGTATATGATCTGTAGTTTGTTCTATCTGTTGAGAATGAAGTCGAAGTTGCAGCATTGCCTGAGGTGCTCTGATTCCAAGTAGGGATATTTGCTGAATGATAGATTGTGTTGCCGCCATAAGTCAACGCGCCAGTTCCTGTCCTACCAAGAGCAACTGTGTCCCCATTACCAAAGCAAATATATCCAGCATTAGCATTTTGGACGCCCTGGACACGGAAGGTATTTGCTATATTTATATCTCCAATCCAGCAATCGTCGCCAATTCGGTAGTTTGTGCCATTGCCATTATTTCCAGTTACCACAGTGTCAAATGTTACTTGGTTGCCTGTTCCAAGATTCTGATTGATTGTGTATTGGGTGATGTTTGTTGCACTGGAGGCATTACCATTCAGAGAGCCATTGAATGTTACCGCATTGACTATTCCAGCAACATGATTGATAGTCACATTGGATGATGCTTGGACCTGGGCATAGTCATTTAGTAACCCAGTGTAGCTCATGACTGGCCAGTTGCCTGGTGAAGAAGAAGCATTGTGGACTGTTACGCCAGTAGCATTGGAGGCATTTGTGGCATTAAGTGCGAAGCTGACTTGAGATATTTCCCATCCACTACCATTCCAGTTCAGCGATCCGGTGCCAACCAAGGCAGGGATGTTGTATCCCTTCAATCCATTTGCGTGGGCAACAGTCTGACTTGCTATGTTTCCTGAATCTATGAAGGTGCGCCACGGTCTTGTGCTAGCAGCATCTCCAGTTGCTCGCCAAAATATATCTGAATAATTATCACCACCACCAGGGCCAAAACTTGTAGCAATTTGAAGGGCAAAATTATTTGCGGTGTTGCTGTGCTGGCAATTGATGATGTGCATGTAGCCAGCAGTTCCAGTGCCAGTGGGCATGTTTGTGTGAGCAGTGGTATCTGCTTGATAAAATCCAGATCTCGGGGCACGAGTTGACCAATCATTTTTTGTTCCAGTTGCTGGAGTGTCATATGGGAAGATATTATCTTCAGTCCATACTTTGTCACCACGCCAAAACTTGGATGTGGTTCCTGCAGCAATTACTGGCTCATATGTTCCTGAGTGATTGTGCGTTGTTAAAGAATATGAACCTGCTGCTTGCTTGCCATTCCACGTAGACTTCTCAGCATCAGTAACCAATCGGTTGTTTGAGTCCTGAACAAGAGAGATGTTTGGGACTGCTGCTGATCCTCCAGATTGTAGTGGAGCAGTAGCAGTCACCCCAGTGAGAGTTCCACCAGCACCAGAGGCTGATGGAGACCAAGCCATAGTCAAGGTCTGGCCACTCTTCTGAGCAACAGCAGCATCCTGGTTGATTCGAGTTCCATTGAGCACTGAGTAAACTTCACCCTGGCCAACATCATTGTTCTTGGTGAAGATTTTCCCAGCCACCGATCCAGTAGATTCAAACCAGCAGGCACGAGCCTTCAGAGAGGTCACAGTTGTATCAACAATCGTCCACCGAGGCTTGTACAGGAACTCATCATAAACATATTCCTTATACACCGCACCTTCACAGATCGCTCGCACTCGCAAGTTGGCCTGAACAACTCCGGTTAATGTTGGGCTGGTTGCGTTCAGTGTTGCGTCAACTGCTGTGTTAGTCCAAGCAGTCCACGTGGAGCCAGCATCAGTGCTGTATTCAAGATAGACAGTTCCCCCAACAGAGCCTAGATTGACGAGAGCATCCCCAACAAAGCGTAGAGTGCCGGCAGTGCCCGCCCCAGACCAACCGGAATACACCACCACCTTAGAACTTGTCCCAGAAGTGATCATCTCACCATTGGCATCAACTGTGGGACCAAAGTCATAGTGGTTTGAGGAGTTGGCATACGAACCAATACCAGTAGCAGTAGCAAGGGTTGGTGAGTATTGAGTTGCGCCAGACACCGCAGTATCATTTGAGGTGTATATTCCATTCTCAGCAGGGTTTGTCTGAGCAGTCAGAAGGATCTTGGCACCATCACGGATAGCAGCATAGTTTGCCCACCCACCGCTGATAGTTGTTGGGATGCTGGTGATGCTACAGTTGACCTCAATCACCCAATCAAGGCCACGCTTTGCCGTTTGGCAAGCCAGCATCAAATTGATCAATTCAGTATCAAAAGCCTTCCAGACATTTCCGAGCGTTGTTGAGTCAGGAAGAGCAGTATCAATCGTGGTGTCACTCCACGCAGTGGTCGTCAAACCAAGAGAGGTCAAGAAAGAAGTCAGAGCAGTGAATGCGGTGGTCAGAGCCTCAGTGCTCACGCCAAGGGATCTTGCCTTTGCGAAAACAGAATCCTTATTTGCGACCGCAGTAGAGTAGTCACTGATCAGATCAGGTTTCTCACTCCTGCTCAAGATGCCGTCATTTTGTACAGCCTCAATCACCACCTGGGCATCGAACGATTCTGTACAATCATAGAAGGCAAAGTCTTGGACTTCCCAATATCCGACAGTTCCATTGTAGTTGCCTAGCAGATCACACTTCACATATTTGACGCCACTCTGGAAGTCTGTTCCCTTCCAAACATGCTCATAAAGCACCCAAGCAGTATTTGCTGGAACTGCGCTTGGGCTGTATGGTGATCGGCCACCATTGCCTGCGCAAGTGGTACCAACATTATCAGTGAACTGTCGAAGGCAGAAGTAGAGAATGCCATTAGTTCCAGCAGCCGCACGTGCCCAGAATCGAGTCTTGTATTTGCGAAGAGGATCAATCTTGTGATACACACCATCATCAGTAGCTGCGTTAGCAGTCATTCGCAGAGCAGTCTTTCCTGATTTGCCATCAGCAATTGTAACTGTTGGGTGGATGTATCCTCCATCCCAAATTTCAAAAGGCTTGGCCATTGACCAACCGCTACTCTGAGCAGCATCAGCAAGCAACTTTGCCTTGGCCACAATTGCGTTCAGAACTTCCTGGCGTTTGGTGTACACCAGAGCAAACGCAGCACGGAAGGTAGCGCCAACAATCGCAGTATCTCCAGGGATGGTTGACCAAAGAACTGGAGCAGTCAGCGTGGCCAGATAAGTGCTCAGAGCAGTCACCGCAGAATTGTAAGCAGTCAGCTCAGTAGCAGTTCCATAGGCAGTTGCCTGTCCTTGGATCCCTGACTGCTCTGAGATGATCACATTGTAGTTCTGGATGATGTCTGGCTTTTCACTTGGAGAAAGAATTGAGTCAGAGGCAATGTTCCCAATCAGGAGGTTTGCAGCTCCTGCCGCATTTGCCGCATTATCAGCAGTCAACTTCACAGCATCAAGACCAGCAGCAGTGGCTAGAATGATGGTGTCTGGGTCAGCAGTGACTGTTCCACCAATGTTCCGCCAGCTACTCTCGTTGCCGTTTGCGTAGATGGACTGGATCGAGGCATTGATGATTCTGGTAGAGGCAATCGTGATTGGGATGACAATACCAGTCTCTGTCGGGCCAAGAACCTTTGGCTCAAGAAGATATTGAGAGGCATCATTCGGGTCAGCACCCTCATAGATCACCAATCGGAATCCCTTGAGCATTCCAGCAGGCAACGATTCGGTATGGACCCAATTGAATTTCAAATATTGCTTGCGAGCAACAGTAGCAGTGGCGCCTGTTCCACTTCCTGACGAGATGATGGCGTCAGTATCTTCATCCATCTTCATATGTCGAATATTGACCACAGGCACCTCAGGGCGTTGTTGACTTTGTCATCGTGATGCTTGTTGGAATCGTTGGGTTTGTGGCCAATGTACAGGATGTTGGCGCCACAGAATAATTACCGCTGGAGTCGATTGCGGCCACCCAGAAAGTATAGCTTCCAACTGCTGTGAACTCGATGCTGAAGGAAGTTGTGTCCACTCGTGCTATCAAAGTCCCAGCAGCCCATGAAGCACCTTGCCGAATCTCATACTTGTCCAAGTCAATATCTGTGACTCGATTCCATTTCATCTCGATGGTGAAATTCTTCAGCACAGCAGTCAGACCAGTCACATTTGCTGGAGGTGCCAATTTGCCTTGGACTGATAGAGTTGCGAAGGCAGCACCTGTTATATTTCCAGCAATAACACCAGCAACACTCAACTGGTATGATCCAGGATCAGCATCAAGGATCTCAAAGTGAGCTGTTTGAGTATCCACCTCAATCCAGTTCCCAGAATCCTTACACCAGCGCACCTTGTAGTTGGACACACCAGGCTTGATTGACCAAGAGGCATTGAACCTTGACTTGATAGTTCCACCAGGCCCAAAGTAGAGCACCTCATTCAAAGTCAATCCCTGTGGTGGAGTCAGGCTAGCAATCACAGAGGTTGGCTTTGGAGGGATGATCAACCCAGTCTCAACCTCAGCAAACTTATTTGGATCGTGCTCCAAAGCGATGATCTCAAACTTTGTCTTTTCCACTTCATTGACGGTCAGCACACGATAGAGTTTTGGGTTCAGATCAGTAGCACTCATCACCCACACAGTCATCCGATTTGGAGCAACTGTGAACGCAGCAGTGGTCAAAATGGTGTAACTTCCAGGGACCATGGAGATTGCTTTTTCTTCCACAGATCCATCAGGCAATACGCAAGACATCGTATAAGTCTTGCCTGCCTCTATCAAAAGAGGATCACCATCAACAGTCACTGATGTTGTAGTAGCAGACATCACTCGGCCAGCAACTCTCTTGCCTGCCTTGTAAGGATCGAGGACAGAGATGATTGCTCCTGGGGATCTTGCTGCGCCCTCAAGACCTGTTTTGAAAGTCACAACCTGCGTATCCTTCAACTCAGTTCTGGTAACCCACTTCCCAATTCGGATGGCCAATCCTTCACTTGTACAACCAAACCCAGCAACCTGAACAGGCCGATAGCCATACTTGGCCAGACCATCGTGATTTGGCACATACTTGTATTTGATCTTGTAGTGATCAGAAGGATCATTCCAGGTCACAATTGCTACGGTGTGCCTTGCCTTGCGAGCAGTGCCGCTGTAGTTGAAAATTCCACCCTCAACATTGCTAGAGTTGAACAGATACTCCGGTTGATGAGGGGCATCCTGCGCAAGCATGATTGTGCCATTCGCCCAATAGGCAATTGACTGGAACATGGAGGCAAAGTTCCCAATGACCTTGTAGGCATCAGCAGCAGTTTGAAGATAAAGATTACAGCAGAACCTTGGCTCAGTGAAGTCAACCACCGTCAGTGTGTGAGAACCGGAAGCCTCATCCACCAGAGCAATCTCATCCGTCAGAACTATCGTTCCACCACTGACGCTCTTGATCACCGCACGACCACTATTGTTTGACCAGCCAGAGAGAGTCAGCTCATCTCCAGGAAGGAATCCATCACCAGCAACAGCAGAGGTAAAGCCACAAGACTTTGCGATTGTCTCTGTTGATGTGATCCCACTGCCAACAGCAATGAAGTCAATTCCGATCTTGGTGATGGTCTTGTTGCCGTTGTTGCCCGCATCGGTGTAGCCAGTCACCGTGACTACATCGCCAACTCGGAAGCCAAGTTTGTACCAATCAGTTCCATATTTGTAATAGGTCTGCTCAGTCAGATTGGTTTTAACACCAGTCAGAGAGACAGAGATGGTTCCGCCAAAACTACCAGAGGTGCGCACAATGGAGTTTGTCGCAGCCACCGCAGACATCAGGGTAGTCACCGCAAGCGTATGATGCTTTGGGACTCCAGAGGGAACAAACACATCGTTGTATTGCCCGATATCATACAGGCTCCACTTGTCAATGTTTGCGGCTGATATTTGATTGCCTAGACCATACCTCTTTTTCGTCAACAGATCATAGAAGCACCAGGCAGGGTTGCTTGTCCACGCAACTTGGAAAGTTCCATCCCAGCCACCATTGGTTGTTCCTGGTCCAGTGGTGGCATACTTCCTGGTGTAAGGGTTGTAATTCGCAGGGATCTTACATTTGATTCCACGGATGCGAAAACTTCTGGTTGGGATTGCGTTGAATTGATCAGAAGGCATCTGGAGGTTCACCAGTGCGCTGTTTGGAAAGTTCAACTTTGCGTCAATGATTGTGGTGTAGCTTTGCCAGTATGTCTTGTTGTTCAACTTTGCGCTGGCTGAGTCCGCAGTCAATCGAGATACTTTGATGTCCCATGGGCCAGGTGAAGGAAGATTGATTCTGAAATCTCTCTCATACATGGAAGTGCACTTGCCTGTGAATATTCCCTTCCCAAGAAGGTCTTGAAGAACATAGCCACCACCATTGTTCTGGACATGGATGGTTATCTCAGCAGTCGCACCAGTCAGATCCCCATTGGTAGAATTTTGCTCACTCAGAGCAGGCACACCAATTCTGACTCGGACAGCAGAGGTTTGCTGATCTGTAATGCTCCTGACTGCGGCGTTGCCAGCCCCAACTTTGACTTCGACACCAACAGCAGTCTCAGCCTCACTTCCTTGGCTGCCTTGGATATAATCCTGATCCTGAGTTCCGTTGACGGTGTTGACTAGGATGTCTTTGAAGTTGAAGGTCCCATTCGGGTTCTGAAGAGCAACACCATCAAGGTAGATGGATTGTAGGCCATTAACAAGACCTTCAATTTCACCTTCACTGATTAGATCAGTCACACGAGCATAGGCAATTGATCGAAGGCTGTCTGGAGACTCAACCGGAGTTCTGCTTGAGGCATCACTGCTTTTGCCGCCTGATCCACGGATGTCTTTCATATCAACCCTCATCAGCACTCAGATATTGATAGTATTTGCCCTTGATGCCACCACCAGAGCGATAGCCATCACCATCAGGATCAGTTCCAGGTGGAACATATTCCTCTGTGTAGATCCCTGCGCTGATTACTTGAGAACCAGTCTCAACCTCCCCATAGCAAACTGCTGCGCAATTACCCTGCCCAGTGGTATTGATTGGGCCGTTGAAAAGATAGCTGGCGGTGTTCTCTGGCTTCTCAGTATTTTGTTTGCTTGGATCGGCTGGAGCAAACAGAAGTTGGGCAACACCTCCAACCATCATCGCAACACCAGCAGTCATCAACTGCCCGCCATGGACCCAGTCTCCAGTGAAGTAGCCATAGACCGCACCAGCAATAATCAGAACTGCTCCAACAATGATCTGAAGAACGCCAGCAGATTTTGCTCCAGCAAGAGCAGGCATGAACCTGATCTCTTTTTTTCCACTCGGAAGGAACAGATCACTCTCACCAATGTCCCTGGTTCCAGTGAACACGTGATACTCTGTCTGCGCATTCTCTCGCAGATAATTCCTCAGGCCTTTACAGATCCTGCAAAGTGCCTTCAAGGCTTGGGCTGGGCTTGGGCGGTCCAAGTCTATGTCCCAGACCTTGCCAAAGCGATTTCCAAGCTCACCATCAAAAATCACCTGAGTCATCATAGGGATTCATGCCTCAGAAAAGCAACCGTGTTGAAGGACCAATACCCATCATAGGACTCAATTGTGGACAGCCTACCGAACAGGTGATGGATGATCTTTCCATCACCCAAGTATATCGCTGCGTGATTGGGCACTGGAGACCTCAACTGAAGCAAAAGCACATCATGCTTTGCTCGTGGAACATCAGCATCCAACTTCCTGAATCCAGTCAAAGCAAATCCATCCATGTAGAGGTTCTGCCCATGGTTCCACCAGTTGTCCTCACGAGCAAAATCCAGAAGTTCAATTCCAAGATTTTGCTTGTAATAATCTTTGATCAAAGTATAGCAATCATTGATGCCGTGAGTGAATGTCCTACCAACCAAAGGTGCCTTGAAGCCGGAAGGCTCCACCACGCGATAATGCCCAAGAGGATGGTTCACAATCAACCAAGGCAAGGCAGACTCTTCACAAGCAGTCAAGTCACCTTCACTCGGATCAGGGGCAACAAAGGGATGGCTGTGAACCACCATCACCACTTCACCCAACATCCTTGCCTTGCCCTGATCAGACGCAGAGATTCTGAATTGATCTGTAGTCAGAGATTGGTTTTGGCATGGAATGTATCTCCACCTTCCACTCTGGACAATTACCAGACCACAGCACTCACCGCCAGTTGCCTCGTAAACTTCCGCAGCATGCTTGCGAATGTCATCAAGAATCTCTTGGTTCATCGTATCAAACCAAGGGCAGGGAATCCACCATAAGGCAGCACCGCATTGGCGCCCCATCGCATCTTACACCCAACCAGATCATGAGCACACTTGTCCAGAGCAATGTTGCTTGTTGCGATATTAAATTCAGTAGCAATCGCACCACCAGCAAATAGGCAACCCTCTCCACGATATGTCCAGCCACAAGTCTGAGTCATCACTCGTGCTGGAACTTCTGTTCCATCAACATCAGTCTTTGCGGCAAGGGCAAACTCGATTATGTTTTTGTTCTCATTTGTCTTTTGCTCGATGTAGAAAATATCATCATCAAAGTATTCAGTCGAATCAGCAGAAGGATTCAGCCCACCAGGGAAGTTCACAGCATCGAGATAGGCTGCGAGAGTTCTCCTGCGTATGAGTTTGCCTCCTTGAAGGTCATCAAGGTCACGAGCAAGAGCACCCATCGCACCAGAGATGTTCGCAATCGACAGCGTCGGCCTGGGCAATCTTCCGGTTCCACTTTTGTCAAAACCCTTCACCATAATGGGCATGGTTGAGTAGGTGATGCCTTGCCAAACAACAGGCACCCCAAGCTCATTGGTCCCGCAATGGAAGTAGCTGATGCCTCCACCAATGTCGGTCAAGTCCAAGACATAGAAGACAATGATTGCGCTTGGGGTGAGACCTTGAATATCATTTTGAATCTTGACGCTCACTCCACCACCTCTTCAAATGTGGCCATCAGAGATTCATTGTTGAATGATTGCTTTGATGCCTTCCAAGAAGAGCACAGCCACTTCTTCTGAGCCTCTCCATTTGGAGTCCAATAGAATGAAGTCACACCACCCTCATTCAGAAGGAAGGCATCAATGGCTGCTATCTCGGCAGTGGTTCGATTTGTGAACTGAAGATTGCGTGTCGTCAATTTGGTGTTCAGACCATCAGCAACTCTTGCTGAATATCCATCACCATAGTCAACTCGATTGACTCTTGGCTTCACATCTTTGTCTGATCCATAACTGGGTAGCCAAGAAAAGGTATTGGTCATGGTTTATCCCCTGGTCACAAAGGTATGGATATCTCCACCAGGCGCCAGTTCCTCTTGGATCGTCCTGCGGATCTTGAATGCGACAGCTTCAGCCATCATCTTGCTCTTCTCATTATCGCTTCCACCATCAGTTGTGGTAGTAGCAGTCCCATCATTGTTGACGATTATCTGGATGCTAATTTGAGGAGAGCCACCACCAAGGTCTGGGATGATAGTCCCATTGGAGGAAGGAACAAACAACTCAGGACGCTTCTCACCAACGATGTAGGGTGAGCCAGCCAACACAGGGCCACCATTTGCCTTCAGAGTTCCGCCACCGCCACCATCAAACCCATCAGCAGCATCCGTTCCATCACCACCACCAGAAGCCCACGAGACCATAGCCCCAACAGCAAAGTTCAGCAGCTGAGCCATTGCCTTATTTGCCATCATTCTGGCAAGATCCTGAAGCATCGCATTGGTCATATCTTTGAAGGATGCTTTTCCAGTCAAAGCAAATTTCACCAAGGCATCAGTCATCGCACCAGAGGCAGTCTCAACAGAGGTCACCAGCAGGTCAAAACCGGAGGACAGACCACGCAGCAATCGCTCTTGTTCCTTGTTGTAATCCTTGGCACTGACTCGGCCAGCATCATACAACTTCTGTAGCATCTGTGCTTTCTTCAGAAGCTCATCCTCAGGAGCAAGTTGAGTAGCATACGCATCAAGATCAGCCTTTGCCTTGACTTCTGCTTTACCTTCTGGAGTCATCTGTTCACGAGCAGCAACCTTCAGAGCATTTGCTCCCTCAAGCTCAAGGTTCCCATCAGCCAGAGCCTTGTTGATCTTGTACAGGGTGGCCAGATACTTTTCTTCCAGAGCAATCTCAGGCATCAGGTTGTTGATCAAAGAATCCAAATCTTCCTGCTCTTTTTTGATTGCCTTGTTCTCTGCTTCGATACCTTCCTTGATCTTGATCTCTTGGATTGCGGCATCAGCACGCTTCTTCATGGAGCCAGTCAGCTTTTTGTAGTTCTCATCCAACTCATAGGTGTCCTGCTTTTGGAGATTGATGATGGCTGCCTGATGTTCAAGACTCTTTGTGAACCTCTCCAATTGCTCCAGTTCTTTTTCATCTGCCTTGTCTGTAGCAGCAACAATCTTCTTTGGCTTTGGAGCAGCACTGACCTCAAATGGAAGTTCCGCAGCAGTCAGAGCAGCTTGCTGGGCAAGAAGGGTGTTGACTGCTTTGTCGGCCATGGTCTTGTTCTCATCCAGCATCTTCTGAATGTGAGCAGCCTTCTTGTCATAAATGTCTTTCCCATCCTTGGAGTATTCCATACCAAAGCCAAGGGCACTCTTGGTTTTCTGCCAAGAAGTCAGCTCAGGCTTCTGGGCTTGGGCTTGAGCCTCAGCAAGATCCGCATTGACCTTCTTGAGTTTCTCAGCATTCACATTCTTGATGGCAGTGGCCAGTTTGTCCCATGTATCAATCTCGCCAGAAAGAGCACTGCGATATTCTGGCCCAAGCGCCATGAGCTGCTTTTTGGCAATCTCAATTTTCTTCTGAGCATTCTCATAGGCAGCACTACCCTTTTCTGCCTTGCCTAAGACATCGACCTGATCGCGGATGTTGTTCATGTACAGGCGAGCATTTGTCGCAGACTCTCCAGCAGCCTCACCTTCTTTTTGCTTCAACTCCCAACGCTTCTGTTCCTTCTCATCTAGATAGGTGTAGGCAGCATATAGTCCCATCACAGCAAGGGTGAGGATGCCAATCGGGCCACCAAGAGCAGCAACAGCAGTCCTGGCTCCAGCCATCACCACAGTCCACATAGATTGTGTCGTGGCCAAACGAGCAACAGCAGCAGTATGAAGATTCTCAGCAACAGTCACTTCTGCTTCTGCCACAATCAGCTGACGGATGAATCCGATCTGGGCAATATAGGAACTGTTCACTGCTTGGCCGGCAGCAATCTGGGTGTATTTTGCTTTCGCATTCAGAACTGAAATCTCTGTGCTGCGAACCTCATCCATGGCCAAGGCAATCGTCTGTTGGCGATTGATGCTCATCTGGGTTGCCTTCTTCTGAAGGCCAACCATCCAATCAGAAACCCATCCCGATATTTTCATAGCAAGCAGAACTTCAATAGCAGTCTTCAAATATCCAACTGCCGTCATGATAGTTCCAAAGTGCTGAGTGGCAAAGACCGCAGCAGGGGCCAACCACTTGACCATCCCATCACCAGTCTCAATCATCATGTTGCTCATCTTTGCCTTCAACTTGTCTATCTGGAACTGTGGAGTAACAGCCATCTTGTCCACAGCAGCCTCAGTCTCCCCTGCCTTCTTGGCCATGCGATCCATCGCATCGTGAAGATCCTTCAAACCAGAACCAGTCAAGGCCATAGCAGGAACAATTGACTCAATGCCTCCCATCAACTTGGCCATACTCTCAGTGTTCCCATCAACCTTCTTTGCGAGGTCATCAATGAAGCCAACCCAACCCTTTGTCTGAAGTGCGGCAAGATTGAAATCAATTCCGAGTTTCTTTGCCATCTTTGAGGCATCATCAGAAGGCTTGATGATTGCGGCCAACATCGCTCGCAAACCATCGACAGATTGGTGAGTGTTAATACCACCCTTGGTCAAGGCACCGATAGAAGCCAGCAACTCATCAAGACTCACCCCAGCATTGGCTGCGATAGGAATGACTCGGCCAACAGTGCTCGACAATTGCTCAATGGTTGTCTTGCCGACAGCCGCCGATACGAACATGGCATCAGAAGCATCTTGCGTAGATTTGACTTGGTCTCCATATGCCATCATGATTGTGGTCAAGCCATCAGCAGCAACACCAACAGAGGTGACGCCGCCAATTGCCAACTTGTTGGAGGCATTCAGCATGTCCAAGGCAGTTGCTGTCTTATCAATACCAGCAGACAAAATATCATACATCGCAGCAGCCTGAGATGCGGCAGAACCACCCATGAGCTCAGCCATCTGCTTCAGGCCACGAGTCATTGCGGGCATATCCGCCATATTGCTCATCACAGTGGACACTCTGCCCATTGCGGTGCTGAACTCAAGCGAGGCAGTAGTGACTGCTCGGAAGTGCGCAGCAACAGCAGCCATACCTCCAGCAGCCGCTACCATCTTCATGATGCTGGATTCTGCGCTGCTCGTTGCGGTTGCTGCTGTCTTACCAGAGGCAGCTAGTTCCTTCAGATCCCCAGAGGCAGTTCTGACTTGGGTGCTGTCGGCTGCAATAATGATTCTTGAAGTATCAACGCCAGCACCCATATTAGCCTCACTTCTTTTGTCTCAGTTTACGATACACATCATCAATCAGGCGAATGGTATTGACTTCAAACCTCGTGGGCGCAACTCCGGTTGTTCTCATCCAAGATTCGATCAATGGAAAAGATATTGGTTCCAAACCGGAGAATCCTGCTGGCCTTGAATTGCTCAACTCTATGAACCAGTTCCATACATGCTCAAGCTCAGGAGGAAGTTCTACAGGGTTCATCAATTCGGCTGGCGTCACACCAGTGGTCGCCTCAATCTGCTCCAGATGATCTTTGAGTGATTTCTCACCATCGACAACCTGGAGCAGTTTGAACTCAAACTCTGCGAAAGTCAGGAGTTGCGCAGTCAACTCTTCAAGAAAAGTGAACGGTCAGCCATGGCCTCATCCACCTGTTCCCGAATGAAGGCATGCTTGCGATAGAGATTGCGAGCAGCCTCCTTGGAGAAGGGCAGAGGGTCAGTGCCGTAGTTCACACCTTCCCAGCCAAGTGTACAACTGGCCAGGAGGTCAAGACTTTCTTCTTCCATTTCCTCAGCAGTCAGAGCAGTCCCAGCACCACGACGACCACGGGTCATCTGCTTGAGACGCTTGTTCTGCTGAGCCTGGGAAGCCTTCCTGAATGCTTCAGAATCGGTGCTCGCCACCGTGATGGAGATGCCGATGTTGACCTTGCTGACTGGGTGATAGATTTCCACCACAGCAGACTCAGCAGGGCTGAGCTGGGCAAGATCGAAAGCAGGGTTGGTCATGGTAATGCTCCTTGGGGGTTTTGCTCTATGCCTTAGACGACATTGGAGCGTTGGTAGAGGATATTGGTTCCAGAGACAGTATCAAGCAGAGCCTGATAGGGGACAGTCACCACCACTGGACCTTCCTTTGGGTTGTTGATATCACTGCCATTGAACTTGACCTTGGGCAGTCGGATGTGGTGGAAGTCAACACCATTGGGGTCGAGCAACTTCACATCCAGACTCGATGGAGTCTCCGCCAGGAACTTGTCCAGCATCGTCCCATCAGCAAAGAACATCGTCACGGTGCCCTTTGCGTTACAAGTTCCTTCAAAAACTTCCTTGACGGTATTGGAGCCAACCACACCCTTGGTGGATCGACCATTGTCCAGCTCAATGGTCATCCCAGAGATGTTGGTGGACAGAATATCGTTCTCACGGATGACGACATTGTAGGCATCAAACGGGCTGCTGGTTGCAGCAGGAGTAACAGCAGTCGCGCCAGTCACCGAAGCACGGATCATGTCTTTGCCGAGGAAGTCCCACTGGGCCTTGATGATCTCACCAGGCTTGATGTCGAGGCTGAACTTGTCCACGACACAACCAGTGAACATCAGGAACTGGTTGATATCAGTGAAGGCACGCTCGATTGACGCACTCTTGATGGTGGTCCCAGTCTTGCACTGTTTGCCGGTGACGGTCACAGTTCGACCAGCCAGCGTGGCTTCATCGACAAGGCCAACAGTATCTGCCGCAAGGGTCAGATCCGTAGCAGTCACACCAACGATCTTCTTGGCACCATTGTTCGTTCCATTGGTGAAGCCGGCAATGACTGCTTCATGACCAGGAAGGTAACCATCAGTGATCCAGCTACCAGTGGCGCGAGTGATCTTCTTGGTCAATGCGGTCATCTGTAGGTTCACAGCAGCATGAACAGGGACCGCAGCAAAGACGCTGCTCATGGCCATCTCCAGAAGGCCATCAAAGGCAGTCAGAGACAGTTCAGCAGAGATGTTGCCTCCAACAGTGCGCAGACCATGACGCAGGTCACTGATCTGACGATCAGACCGAATCTCGTTGGACTGGAAAGTTTCTTTCTTCAGGTTGAGGCTGGTGTCGAGCATTCGAACAGTCAGCATGGTGGGAGTGGCAGGGGTCACACCATAAGTGACCTCGGCAATGTATCGAACACCAGTCAATGGGCCAGAAGCACTCATGGCATTGTCCTTTCAGAAAATTGGTTGGAAGAATCCATCAATCTAAGTTTACTTGTTGCTTGTGGAAACCTAACTGTCCAGCTGCCGAGTTTCCCACCTGATCGTTATTGGCAAATGGAGCCATCCAGAATCAGGAACAAAAGGCCCACGGCTGGAACCATGAATCAGAATCTTGGTTCCACTTTTCAGGAGATAAGTTCCACGCTTGAAGGTGCTGCAAAGGCTTGTAGCAAGGGCCAGGACATCCTTCTGACCCTTAGCCAAGGGAAAGAACAGGGACACCTGGTATGCGCCTGGATGAACAGTGTCGCTGTTGACTCCGGCACCTGCTGGGTATGTCTGAGCCGGAAGATTTGTCAACCTAGCCCAAGCAACACCAGCACTTGGCGTCAATGGAGTCCCAGGAATGTCCAAGGAATCAACTCCACCAGCAGACAAGGCAGAAATGATTGCTTGCTGGAAGCCACTCTCAATGTTCTCAAGAACCCCAGTCACAGCCGTGCTCCTTCAGTGATGGCGTTGATGTTCGCCAGGGTGCGTCGAACCATTCCTTGAGGTGCCTGCTGGCTGTGTCCGTATTCAAGAGCAAGAGCATACGGCAAATTGTTCGCAATGAAGATAACGCCACCAGCCTTTGCGCTGGATAGTTTGTCACTTCCAATGGCTGCCTGGAAGGTTTTGTCCTTCACAAGCGCATCCAAAGTTCCTTGCGGTATGACACCAAGGCCGATTTGCCAATTGCCGATAAATCGGCCAGTGTCCACTGGACTTCCCATCACGATGTTGTAGAAGACACCAAAGACAATCTTGCGAACGATGATGTTCAACTCTTCATCAGTCTTGTGAGTCCACGCAAGAAGGGAAGCAACAAACGCATCCCCATTACTCATTGCGACACCAGCACATCATACTTCACAATTTCATCATCAATCCATTGAGGCTCAAGACCGATGATGACTGTCATCACTCCATTGATCAAGCCAATGCGATCCCCAACCTTGACTTCTTGGGTAGAGGCAAGCATCAACTTCTGACCAATCTTGACTACTCCAGCAGCACCATCAATTGAGGTTGGTCGATAAGCAGGAGCACCAGGAAGGCCATAGATGGTGTAGCTCAAATCAGCAGACTCATTGGCCAGGGTGTCTGGGTTGTATCCTTCAATACCAGATCGCTCAGCTGTGAGCAGCACACCATTCTTTTTCAGAACAGCTAGCACCTTGGCTTTGATTCTTGCTGAGCGAGCACTCATCCGCGCACCAGTTCAGTTCCATTTTCAAGAACAATCGAGGACAGCAGAACACGAACAGAGGCAGGGATGGGGTTGTGATGTTCTTTGGTCAGATGGAGGTTGCCGAGGGTCATGCCCTCATCGACCATCGAACCTTGACCAGCACTCCAATCCTCAGAGAGCAGATAGAACGCAAACTCTGCGGTCGCATCCTTGACTTGCTTGGGAATCTCTTGGCCATTGATTGGCCTTCCGTCAGCAAACAGGGACGATTCCAGATCACCACTATACCACCGTGGCCAGCAGAGTGCCTGAGTCCAACTTGCTCTGCGACCGATGAACTGCTGCATGAAATGAGCATCAATCAGGCGCGTGGCCCAAATGATGCTCATTTCCTTTTTGGCGTCATCGGTCTCACCAGTCCATGCGCTGTTGAAGCCACGAGTGCTGTGATAGTCATTTGCCTCTACAAGAGAGCAGTAGGCATTTGAGTCAATCGCACCAACATCAGCTTTCAGCGTCATGTCTCACCTCAGACTTTGTCCTTGTTGTCGGCCAGTCCCTGGAGGTGAAGGATCTGGTCCAGGAGTTCCTTCTTGTTGCCAGCCACCACTGTGCTGAAGTTCTCAGCAGCATAGGCAATCAGCTCTTTGTTGGTCAGGTCCGACAGGTTGACGGCTTCAGGAGCACCCTGAGCATCTTCCCAGGCCAGCTCAGCAGCCGCGAGTTCCTCACTGCCTTCAGGATGGGCATTGTAAAGATTGCCCAGGATGTTGATCAGGGTGGCCACAGAGGCATCACCAGGACCAGCAGTCGGATGTTCATACCGACCAGCAGTGAACTCGACACCAGCGCTGGGGATGACAAAATCCCGACCAGCACGAGGTCCAGCAAGAACAAAAACAATCTTGGCCATGACTTGATCTCCTTCATTTGTGTGATTGGGGAAAGGGCCAGCCCGCATCGAGTGGGCTGGCCCTTCAGTTTTGTGGCTTAGTTGCTGACGCCCTTCAGCATGGCCAGACCATTGAGGTTGTAGAGAGCCAGACCGCAATACCACTTGACGCGGGTGATCGTCTCATCCTTGGTCTCAGCAACGCCCACTTCCTGGACATTGATGCCGGCCATCTTGCTGGCGGTCAGGCCGCTGATGCCATACTTGCGGCTGCCGTCATCGAAGTTGCCGGCGAGCACAGAGGTGCCAGTGACGAGAGCACCAGTGGTCTGGTTCAAAGGCATCCAGTCATTGCGGAAGATGGGGATGCCGCGATAGGCAGGAAGCTTGGCGCCAGAGGGCAGCGTGATCACTTCATCGATGGTCGCGCCACCAACAGAGCGCAGCAGCGCATTGTAGCTGCGGATCGTGCGGGCAGCCATCACGAGGTAGTCAACCTGGCCATCCTTGTCGGTGACGAGGTCGATGAGCTCATCCATCTTGGCGAAGCTGAGTGGGCCACCGTTGGTCGTGACGGACGCAGTGTCCTGGATGATCGTCTGGCCAGCAGAGCACAGGCCCAGAAGGCCGGAGAACTGGTTGGCGCTGCCGGTGCCGTTGAGCAGCATGTCCCGATACTTGCGACCAGCAGACTTTGCCTTGGAGGCAATCTGGATGGCCTTCTGATCGTTGATGTTGCTGCGGGTGGCTTCGATCAGGCCGTCAACTTCAGCATCACCCAGAATCTTGGTGAGGCCAGAGCTGACCTGCGTGAAGGTAGCAGCAGCCTTGGCGGTGATGGTATCACCGACGCCAGCCACCTGGATGTCACCCAGGGCCAGTTCACGGTTGTAGGCCAGAGAGTTGCCTTCGATGCCGTCGAAGGGCAGCATCTCAAAAAAGCGATCAACAGTGATCACATTTTCGATGACGCCCTGGATGAGATCATCCTGGCACAGCTTGGCGGATTCAACGAGGGTGACGGAAGCCATGGGTTCCTCCTATTGGAAATGGCTGGTTAAGAGTCTCGATTGGCGAGACCACGGGCAATGCGTTGCGTGGAAGTGAGTGGTGCTTCGCCAACAGGCGTCTTGCCCTGGCCACTTGGAGGCGTCCCACCCCCACTATTCCCTGATGCCTTGAAGGCACGAGAGTAGATTGGATCTTTCTTGAGCTCAGCAACGAGGCCAGCAATGGTCATAAAGCCACCCTTGCCGTCACCACGAGGATCACCATCCTTGTCAACCACACGAGCGATGTAGTTGCCGTCTTCATTGAACACCTTGACCTTGGACTGGATATGGGGCATCAAGAGAACTGCCTCACCATCAGCAGCCACGATTGCGTTGGTGGCTTCAGCAGTGACCAGATACTTCTCCAGGCTTCCACGCATCTGGGTGATCTCGCCATCCTTGGCGGTCAACTTGCCGCCAAATGCGTTCTCCATGTCCAGCTTCATCTTGGCCAGACGGTCTTCAAACTGCTTCTGTGATTCACCCTTATCAGGGCCATCATCCTTGGCAGAATTGATAGCCTCCAGAGCCTCTTGAGGAGTATTGCCCAGGCCCAGTTCTTGCCAGGCTTTGAGCGATTCCTTGATTGCCTTGCCACCCTTGCGTTCCTTGTCCAGAGCAGTCGTCAACCCGTGAAGATGACCCTGGAAGTCTGCGTGGTGAACAAAGCCTGCTCCACCTTCTGCGGGAGCATACAGGCCCTGAAATTCTTTTGGGACAACATCAAGGCTGTCCACACTTGCGGGGAATTCAAACATCTCATTGCTCCTTGCGCTGTCTCAGCGCGAATGGAGAGTCACCTGGACTCTCCGGTTACAACCTTGCTTTCTTGAATGCCTGAGCCTCACGCTCACGCAATTGATTGAGTGTATATTCGTGTCCTGAGTTGTCAATGAACTTGTCGAGCGGCAACTTGCCGTCACGGAAAAGTTTACTCTTGTCCACGCCAAGAACTTCAGCTTGGAATGAATCAGACTGTTTGCGCAACCATTGCTCATAAGTCAACTTGGATGGCTCGTGACCTATTTTGTCTTCCACCCACTTTTGCTTGACTTGTTTCATGGCCGCATTTCGTTCAGCCATCGTCATATCTTTCCAAGAATCTCCTGCGTTGGCGCGTGCTTCTGCCCTGAATGCTCTGTTCCGTTCAGCTGGACGCCTGGTGTCCGCAACAGATGGTCGATCCATCACAACATTCATTCCATCAATTACAGGGACCATGGATGAACGGCAATTCCAGTGGGCTGGCGGCCTGGGACCGGAGGACACTGGATAGATATTTCCATCCCTTGATGCGCAAAGGGTGCTGGTTCTACCATCCAGGACAGATAACCAACGCAAACCTTTGATGATGTCTTTGTTCTGTTTCCAGACTTCCTCACGAGCAGCATTGACGGTGTAATTGACGGCAGTTCGCACCACTGATTCAGCACCCTTCCTGCTTACTTCCAAGACACCTGCGTCTTCAGCCCCACCAACTACCTCTGTGACCATTTGGCCAACGGTCTTGCCTTCAACAACACCAATCTGGATTTGTCTTTTGATTCTATCCAGGTCAGCAACCTCCATCCCAGCAACCCAATCCTCCATCACTGCGCCTTGGAATGGTTGAGCAAAGACAGCAGACTTGATCAACTCAGCAGTGGGCATGGCCATATCAATTTCGACAGGCAGCACCTCTAGCAGAGTTGACCTTTGCCATTCAGTTTCGTATGTCGCCAGCTTTGGAAGATCCTCCCACAGCAGATCCCTGACTCTGGAGTAGCTGCCTCCACGAACCTTCTCAATCTCAGCCATCATCACTCGGATGCGCTCAGTTGTTTTTGGCCCATTGTCGAATCCACCATCTGCGACAATCTTAGCCAGCCGCCTATACAAGACATCCTCAAGATCAGACTTTGACTCAGCAAGCAGAGTGTTGATCTGGCGAATGATCTGAGCCTTGTAACGCTCCACACCGATTGAGTGCTCAATCGTCATGCTAAGGAACTCATCATTCGCAGTGGACATGTATCACTTCCTCATTTTTCGGATCTTGTGCTTGAAGTAGGAATCAGGAGGCACCTCAGATTGCATCCTCGCACGAGTCTCAGCAGACATCTCCATCACTGGAGCATCATCCTCATCTTCCATCATCTGCGCAAGAATGTCTTCATCTTCCTGGGTGAGCAGTTCAATCTCAGCAGGAGTGACCTTTGGTGCCATTTCTTCCTCCAATTACTTCTTGTGTGGGACTTCACGCATATGGATCACGTGCATCTCTCCACCTGCGTAGTGGTGGATGGACAGCACTTTGAATTTGGTTCCATTTTTGAACAACACTTCTTTCTCTTTTGGATGATTACTATGCGCCCAGACTTGTTTGCCTGATGCGCTGTGGATGATGATGTGGGTGTTGCCTCCAAATCCTGTGTCTCTTTTGGTTGTGGCTGAGGTGAACCCTTTCTCGGTAATTGTTGATCCCACCTTGTAGCGGCCCAGCTTGGCCATAGTGGCCAGATCAACAGTTCGATGTACAGTCCCAACATGATTTGGCATTTTGTCAAGCATTTTGTTGAGTTGAGCAACTTGCGCCTCATGGTTTGGATCTGTCTTGTTGTGCCACAACTTGGAGTTGATGTGGGCAGATTGCGCAGTGTAGGAACTCAAGGCAGCTGCGTTCTCAAGAGAGAGTTTGACTGCCTGCCTTGCTGCTTTGGCTTTGAGCATTGCCCTTCTTGCTGCTGAGATGATGGCTCCTGAGCCTCCAGCCCAATGACCATGGCTATCCCTTTTTTGGGTGCCCTTGTATCCAGCCACTATTCACCCTTCACAGGAGCCTTGCTCTTGTCCGCAGGCAATACTTCCCCAGGCTTTGCCTTCCCTGGGCCCTGAGGCACCTCTGGCGCCCCAGCAGCACCCTTGCTAGGGGCAGGAGTAGGCATTGCTGGAGCCTCTTGATCAAGCAGTTCCTTGTCCTTCTCAGGATCATAGGTATCAGCCAGCACACTCCTGCGTTTGATCTCGTTGATGAATGCCTCACGGCTGATTTCACGAGCATTGCGAACCTTGAACAGAAAGTCAAGATCCTTGATCTCATTCGCATCAATTGCGAAGTCTTTGAAGATGACTACCTCGCCAGCCTCACCATCCTTCTTGCCGCTTGGAGTTGCCCAATCAAGCATCATCTCCAGTGCTTCTTCCAAAGCATCTTCCAGATCAATGACCATAGCCTCCAGATCACTGAGCTGTGCCTTGGCGTCATTTCCAGTTTTGGTAGCAGTCTCAGCACCACCTGCCTTGCGCACCAATGGCTGAATACCCATCATGGTCATCTCATCCTTGAGATTGTCCAGATCTTTCTTTCCAGCCTCAATCGCAGCACCACTGTGCTCAACATAGTAGAACTTGCCGGCCGCATCAGCAGTTTTGAGCAAGGATCGAGGTCCAATGATCTTCTTTCCTTCCTCAGCAGACACACCAGAGGCAGCCAGGATTGGGAAGCGCGCAACAGTCAGGCAGTTGTTCTGGTCAGACGCACCCTGCCAATGCTCGATGTTCTTGTAGGCAAGATCCAGCAATGGAGGCTTTGCGCAGCACAGACTTTCCCGATCAGTGTAGTAGATGACCATTGGGATGTAGGTGAGTCGTGTCTTGGTTGTCTTGCCTTGCTCCCACTTGTCCTTGTTTTTCTTCCAGACAGTGACGCTCCCAGGCTCAAGAACACGGATGGTCTCTTCCATCCTTTCCTCAAAACCATCACGCACAACCATACACTCTTTGATGCGCACATGAGTCAGACGCTCAACACCACCAACAATCTCAGAATATGCGGCGATGATGTTCTCTGCCTTCACATGGATGAAGTATGGACGCGCACCCATTTCTTCTTCATCAGCTTTGGTCTGGACCATCATTGGATCGACAACCGGAAAATCTGCGAGCACCGCACTGAACCCATGGTCAAGCGCATCGCCAAAAAGATTGCGAGCAAACTTGTGGAGATCATTGCCCTGAAGATCCACATCATCAACAAAGTCTTTGATGGCTGGGTTGATGTCAGTCACAGCCAGTGGTTTGGAGAATGGCTTGTTGGTCATCTTCTTGGAAGTCTCTGAGTAGGCAGCATAGAGCACTGCCCTTGACCTCCGGTTCTTGTAGTTCTCATCGCTCTCACCTGGATACTGAGGCAGATAGGCTTTGCCCGCAGCACGCATGTCTCCAGTTCCACCAAGCAAGCAATTGATCATTGCCCACAAAGGCATCATCTTCTGATAGGCACCACTGTGAGAAGCAACACCCGTAACAACAGCAGCCATACATCACCTCAAAAAGAGTCTATCTCCACTTCAGCAGGTCCATTCAAGCCCAATTCGGTCACAAGCCACACCACAGCATCAAGTCGGTTTGGGCTGTTATTGGACTTCTCTGGATCCCATGTCGTCATTTCATCTTCCATCTTGGAGAATCGACCCACGTGATGGACCAACCCTCTTTCATACAAAGCCTTCACAGGCTCTGCTCGTTGCTGCTTGCCTCTTGATGCCGTCACGTGCTTATACGACACACGCTTGTCCTTGGATAGCACAATGGTCTTCACCATATCGCCACCAAAGTTTTGCTCAGCCACGATTCGGTCTGCTTGGTAGGCGTGATATGAAGTCACAGCTCTCCCACCCCACTCATCTGGACTGAATTTTCCAGACTTGTCTGCGAGGATGTAAATGTGACCTGCGTCGTCAATGCCGCCAACTGCGATTCCAACTTCATCATTTTGAGGGCCATCACCACCACTGGGGTCAACCGCAACAACGATTCTTCTGAGAGTAATTGGTTGCTTGATTCCCTTGCGATCTGTGACTTCTGGCAATTTGTCGAGCCTATACGCATCAATCAATTCCTGCGTCCACAAGGCTCCAGTTGCGCTTGCCTTGAATGCCTCTTCCACGGTTGCTGGATACTCACGCCTGAAATGGTGGATGCCTCTCAGCTCAACAATCTTCTGCCTGCGCCAATACATCTGCTCATCACATAGGCCATGCTCAGTCTTGTATTCAATCTCTTCATCAGTCAGCTGGAACCTGGGCGGCAAAGTCTTGCGATACTCAGTGGACCACCACCAAGGGACAAAGATGAGTTCAAATTCGCCCTCACCCTTCTGTGCTGCAATGGACAGTTCATAAAACAATCCACTAGGCCCAGCAGATGTGCTCTCAAGCACCACCTCTGTCCCATCGGCATCAGGCACTGCTTGAAGCGCACCAGCAACATGAGACTCCGCATTTGGCCAGTAGGCAACCTCTGAACCATGAAAATATTGAATAGTTGCAGAGCGGCCAGCACCCTTGGAGCCAGCTGTGCTGACTTTGTAACCAGACTCAAGTTTGACAAACGAAAGTTCCTTTGCGTTCGCCGCACCAGTTTGCGGTTTGATGAGATCGGGGCAGTTGTCATGATATGTCTTGACCATTGAGAACAAATTGGATGTCGCATCATCCTGATGGGTCAAAATGTAAGCATTCACACCACGACGATGCGACACCTTCCAATAGAATCGTCCCTCAGTGTAGGTTGAGCATCCCTGCTGCCTGCCCTTGAGGATGATGACTCTGACTCTGCCCTTGAGTCTCAGCTGGTCTTCAATGCGTTTGTGAATGTAGCGTTGTGGCTCATTCATTGTGAAGCGCAGCAACCTTCCTTCAAGATCAGTCTCACCTTTCTTTGTCTTGATGCGCAGGCACCGAGTGGAATAGTGAGCAAAGTCATCCTTCAATCGCTGACGGATGACTCTCTCTGTAGAATCCAACTGCCCAGTGGACATGACTCACTTGCCTTTTGGTTTCTTCTTGGGTTTACACTTCCCCATGACTTCCTCCTCAACGCTTGATGATGCGAACTTCAAAGCTGCGTGATGCGGTGCGGCCATCAGAGGCAACCAAGGTATTGGTGACGATGTAGGTTGTCCCTAGCACTCCACCATTGAGCCAGCAGATTGTATATCCACCATTGATTGACTCACCGTGCTTCTGAAGAGCAGGCAGGGCACCATTTGGAGCGATTGACCACGTGCTGGTCTGGATGGTAGCAGCACCCAACCAATCATCACCTGTCTTTTTCCAGTTGATGCTGTAATTGAGATCCTCACCTGGGCCTTTTTGAATCCAATACAACACGCTGCTAGAATCTTTCACAAAGCCAGTGGGCATCTCAACCTCCTATCAGTTCACGGATATCAGAAGGAACTTCCATGACTGGCGCCTCAGCACCGATTACAAGCACCAAGGTTTCTGATTGGATATTGAGCACCCGATCTTCAACCACCGCCATGGTTCTCACATCAGCAGGCACTTCAATAATTCTATCTGCTGACGGCAAGGTTGGACTGCCCTTGTCGAATTGGGCAGCACCACCTGCTTGGATGCCTCCAGATATCTGCGCAACAAGGGCAACAGTCTTAGCAGCAGCACCCGCTCCAATCAGCCCACCATTTCCAATGGCATAGAGCTGTTTGAAGTATGCCGCCGATCCTCCGGCTGCCCCGCCACCTTGCGGCGATGCAGAGAGTTGTTTGCCAAATGGGGCAGCACCTGATCCAATCGCCCCACCAGAGCCTACAAAGACAGGATTGAAGGTTGCTACTGACTGGCTGACGATTGCTGAGCCAGATCCGATGAGTGAACCGGAGATTTGCCCCACGAGGTCGATGTGGAAATCAGCAGCACCACCGACAACTGCTCCACCAATGCCTTGGAAAGAATCAGCAATTGATGTTGGGTTGAAATATTCAGACTTGGTGGCTGAACCTCCACCGATTGCGCCGCCAGATGGAACCTCCACCATGGCCATTGCGACAATCGCACTACCAGACCCAACTGCTCCACCACCAGGAGCCTCCACCATGGCAATGGAGAAGATGGCTGCGCCCCCCAACGCAGCACCACCAGTTGGGCTCACAACCAAGGCCATGTTCGCAATGGCGCTGCCGGAGCAAACAGAGCCACCCAATGGGGTTGGGTTCAAATCCTTGTGGAAGTCAGCAGCACCGCCACCAACTGCTCCACCTGCGCCAGTGAAAGAATCGCTGCGCATTGCCACTGTGACGATAGTAGCAGCGCCACCACCGATTGCCCCGCCAGATGGCTGAGGAACAAGAGCAATATTTGCGACAGCAGCACCAGAGCCTACTGCTCCACCCTTAGCAACCAGAGAGTCTGCCTTCAGAGCAGCACCACCAAGGATCATTCCACCAAGGCAGGCAGCAACAAGTTGCTTACCAAAGTCTGCTAGGCCACCACCGATTGCGCCGCCAAGAGGGACAGGTGCCATTGACTTGAAGAAAGTAGCTGTGCCTCCACCAACTGAGCCTCCAGAGCCAGGGAAGGAATCATTCCTGGCGCCAGATCCAATCACAGCACTGACTATCGCGCTGCCTCCAGCAACTAGGCCACCATCATTTGCCTTTGCGTAGAAGATTGCTGGTCCAGTGCTGCTTGGGTTGTCTCCCAAATATGGGACTGGAGACAGACCTTCTTGATATACCTCCACCTGCGGCCAGCAGTATGAAGCATTCAGGATGAGCGTTGTTCCAAAATCCGCATCAACACCAAATCTCATTGAGACTGGAGTGACTCCATCCAGAGTCACCTTCCTGCTGATGGTCTCAGTCATCATAGCAGGAATTGTTACCAGACCATAGTCGCTTGATATACCAAACAACGCAGTCAGATCAGCAAAGTCCCAGTTCATCACCTTCAAGGACAGCATGTAATCGCCAGCAGGTGGCGTGAAGTTCCTTGAGTCTGCCCACCCATGTTGGCCGGCAGCAATTGTGGTGGTTATGTTTGCAGCATTGACTGAGTCAAGACTTCCTGTTGCTTGGTTGCTTAGTGCTTGGCCAGAACTCGTTGTTGAGTAAAACACGAATGGATTAGCACAGTCAGGCATCCACTGATAGTCTGCTTTCCACAGGCCACCAAATAGATCCTTTTTGACTACTGCGGAACCACCTGCCTTCAGAGCATTGCCTGTGCCAGTGATGGTGGAGGTGTTTGTTGCTCCAAACCATGGAGTGGAAAGATTCTCCTCAACTTGTAGGTGATTGACCAGCAAGTCAACTTCAAGAGTCTGGAAAGAACTCTCAGCAGCAAAGACAACAATCTCTTGAGGGATGGTGTTGTTCTCAAGGCACCATACGATGACGCGCCTGATCTCTCCAGGAGCAAGAGTCACACGCTCAGTTATCCCAAAGCAATAATTGAGATAGACATCAAATGTACAAGTTGCTGCGCCAATGTTCTGAACATCAAAGGACAGAACAAGTATGCCGCCACCAGCAGGAATATTGAATGGAATACTCTCTGCGTAGCAATACTGAGTAACCACAGTTCTGGTGAAGTGAACTCTATTTGCTGCGTCTCCATTGAGCACGCCATACGCAGGAGTCACAACATTGGTGGCAGCACCACTCTTGCTCAGACCCCATGAGGACATGTCCTCACTATTTGGGATCAGATAGTTCGTTCCTTGACTACAAGGATTTGCGTTCAGATCTTTTTTGAAGACAGCAGCACCACCGCCAACTGCCCCACCAGCACCAGTGAAGGAATCATTGCGGATGATGACTGCTGATACTACTGCTGAGCCTCCACCTTTTGCGCCGCCAGATCCAACAAAGGATGTGACTACAATATCGCCAAAGATGGATCCATTAGCAATCGTGCCTACAACACCTGAGGCAGCAGAGGCATTTTGCCTATTGCCTCGGATTCTCCACAGCAGACCAGCAGCAGCCATGCCTGACTCCTACTTCACGCCAGCACGGAAGTTCCCAGTCATTGTCCCAAACGCAGCACCAACAGCATAGGTCGAAAGTTCAAGGCAGGCATTGCTTCCAATATCAGGCATCATCAGAATAGCCCAGTCAGCCATCCAGTCAGTGTTGGCCACCGGCACAGAGAATTGGAACTTGCGCTCAGTAGCAGTCACCCCAAAGTTCCCAGCCGTCAAAGTGGAGGCAGACAGCGTCACTGTGGAGATGCCCTTGATGCTCAAGTTGCCTGAGCTTGGGGTGATGCGATATCTGCGGCCAGCAGGAACAGAGGCAGGGATGGCTACCACCACATTGCCTGTGGAGTTGTCGCTGTAGGTGACTGCGCATGTCACATTGACTGCTGTCGCACCAGTAGCAACATACCACTCCAGCCACCAATCAAGATCACCGCCACCAGCCTCACATCGAAGGTCAGCAGCTGGAGTCGTCAGCATGGTAGCAGGAGTGCCTACTGTCTGAGCAGTAGTAACAATTCCACTCAGGCCAGCCATATGCCCAACTCGATCACGAATGATATATGGCTGATTGGCCACTGACGGACGCAAGGCAGCACCCAAGATGCGGCAAGTTTTACCAGCAACAGGGTTCACATACCTTGGGTTGATGGCACCAAGGGTTGCTTGAGTAGGATTGACCCACGTGGTAGGAGCAACGCCAGCAGCAGGATTACCTCCACCCAGCCAGTTGCTGTAGTCAAAGTTTGCGACAGTGGTTGTGGATGCCTTGGCCAGATCCTGACTGAAGCCAGCAGCAACGCAGCCAGACAACCCAGCAATTACATCAGCTTCAGTCAGGAAGTCAGTCATGCGAGCACCAAGTGGTCAAAGTCAAAGGCATCAGCAAAGCCTTCAGGAATACCATCCAAGAAAGCAGTGCTGCCTTCGATGGACCTGATGGTGTAGATATCAGGAAATGCCCCATCAAATGGAGGCAGAGTGCGAACAGACATGCCTACAAGGAACATCAGGAACCTCCTTGGTGTGAGTGAAAGTCTTTCATGTGGTCCCAAAAATCTTTCTTAAGTTCAGCAAACTCTTTTTCCAAATGCTGATAGTTGTTGATGGCAATCTCAAGCTTGCTGCTGATCTCAGTCAGTCGTGAGCTGATATCCAAAAGCTGAACCGGAATCGAGCGTTCAGTTGGGCCACCCATGACCTTGTTCCAGATCAATTGAGCTGCCCACAGAACAACGCCAGCAATCAGGCCAGCAGTGGCAGGATTTGAAAGTTCAGCCGTCACTTGATGTCCATCTTCTTTTTGAAGTCCAGCTGATTGCGAATGATGACTTCCTGATTTGCGGAAGCCTGCTGCTGATTGCGCAGCACCATAGTCTGGTTGGCCACAAGAATTTCCATGTTGGCCGCGGATGTGGCAATCTGCTTCATCGCCCTGTATTGATAGTATTCAGCAAACAGAATACAGATGGCTGCGCTGATTACAAGATACTCAGCAATCGCATGCCTGCTCATGTGATATGAGCGAAGCATGCGTTCGTGATATTTGATCTTGTCATCTTGGCGGCAGATCGCATCAGTCTTTCTGCGGCAGAACTCCTGTGGTCCTGAAGCTTCAGGCACCATAGATCACCTCACCAGGCAGAGAGATTAGTCAGAGAGTCCAGAACCAAACGTGGTCTTGGGAGTAACAGTCAGACTGTCGAGGTTTGCGAAGGCCTGACCAGCGCCAGCATACAGACGCTCAGCCCAGTAGATGGTTCCAGAGACAGCACCCACGACAAAGTAGCCAACCACCGTGATGGCACCTGTCCACGCCCAGACCTGTGGCGTTCCATAGGTAATCGAGGAAGGTGTGCCGCCAACACCAGCACTCCAACCAGCACGAGTCAGAGACTTGGCCGCATAGCCTGCGCCTGAGCACTCAGTGAAGTTGGAGGCAATTGATCCAGCAATAGGGTCATAGTTGTTGGAGTATGCCTTGAGCATCAGAGCCTCAGGCGTGGTGTTCTTGAGAGCATTCTCAAGCATCAGAACTTCACCAGCATTGGGATAGACAAGCGTCATAGCATCCTCCTTGGGTTGGTTGTTTATTCAAGTTCAGAAAGGGCATCTTCATGGCTGACTCCGATATGGCCGCCAACCTCTACTGAGCTTAACTTAGGATGGATGTATGGGGCCACCTGGATGGCTGCCGCAATGGACCGATCTTTGTGTGTCCATACATAGTGCTCATAGGCACCCTCATTTTCTTCAGCCTTCTTGATTCGTGGCTCATCATTCATCACATCAAGCAAGAACTCAATTGGAGTCTTTTTGCCTGACCGGAGATACTCATCACGGAAGTTTGCTGTGACTCGATTGGGCACACCTACTGGCCGGCCACTACCAACCATGGGCGAAGCACGGCCGCCAAGGGCAAGCCACGAGAGCAGTTTGTCCATCCTCAGCTGCAGACGCTGTAGCTGCGCCTGTGTAGAGGGCAACGCCATATTTTTCTTGGCGATGATCAAATTCATTTTCTCTCTGATGATGGACACTTCAGCTTCACGCAGCTCTGTTAAGTTCTTTGGACTCTTTTCTTCTGCCCTGATCGCAGCAATCTCTGCTTTGGTCTGGAGTGGCTGTTTGCTTGATCGCATAATCGTCACTGCTCCTTGTTAAGAACAATACTGTCCATCCTAGTATCTTCTCATTCTACGGCCAGCCGGCAGCTGCAATGACTTCCACCACCTATTGAAACCGGAGAATCCATCCGCCAACGCATTGCTCCAAGGCCACCAGACTTCTGGACAAACAAATCAAGTCATCCCAAGCCCAACACCACAGGCTATATAGAGAAACCATTTTTCAAATATGGCATCGCTCCCATTTCAAAACACACGGAGGATAGAATCATTCATAAACCATTGAATTAACAGATGTAATCTCCGGTCATTACACTCCAGTTTAAACATATCGAAGCGTCTGCCTTTCGTCACGCTTCCTGATCCGCTTCCATTTCACAATTGTAATAATTACTCTTACATCTCAGAAGCGGCAGAAGCGTATGTTGGGCGGTCTATTTTAAGTTGCACCTCAACCATGTGCCACACTCTATATAGGCTTCCAAAAACTCAGGAAAAGGCAGAAACAACTTTTGGTGTGACTACCCTGTTACTTCCGCTTCTGCCGCTTCCTGTTCAAGCAATTCCCTTTCTTGACAAGGCTTCACCATCGCAACAACGCAATCATTGTCGAGTAACAGAGCACAAGGTATCATTTCTTTTGAGGTGAGCTGTGTTTTCTGAAATCCCACCAGCCATTGCTGCGTATGAGCGTTGCCACTCTCTTGCTATGGAGTGTATTGTTCACCGGGATGGTGGGCGCACCCCAAACTGGGAGAATCTTTTTTCATCCTTCCTGGCTCACTTGACCAAGAGCAGGAAGCAAGACCAAAATTTATCCAAAGATATGACCCATGAAGAAGTTGCTGCGATGACTTGGATCAAACAGAAAGGTGTCCTCTGATGTTCTTTGAAGAGTTCCCACCAGCCTTCCACTCATTCAGGCCAAAGACAATCGCACTTGCTGAGCTGGTAGTCTATTCAACTATCCAAGAGCACCACCCACCGTTGGTTGAGCGTCTGTGGAAGATGTTGGAGACTTCACTTGATTGGGATCTATCCAAAAAGCCAATCATCACTCCAGCCCAGATGCTCGCAGTCAGGTGGGTGAAAAAGAAAGGGCACTTCAACTGGATGGAGCATCTTGAGATCCCATACACATATACAGCAACAGGGATTCCAGCCAAGCCAGCAATCGACCCATCCGACATATATCCAACGCAACTCCCCAATTGATTAGCAATCAGCAACACACGATAGACTAGCAGTAGCAGGACCACACAGGAGCAAAGATGCACAACCAACTGGAAGATTTTTACTCACCAGTCCCACCATTCATCAGGGACAGAAGCCTTGATTGTAACAAGGCTGCTCATCTCTGCGTTGCCATGAAGAATCAAAACCACGAGGACACTGAGGTGATGTGGTTGGAATTGTATTCAGCCTTCTACCGTGTCTTGGAATCCCACTACAAGAGTATCAACCGCAAACCCACTCCCATTGAAGAATGGGCAAGATCAGATCGGCGCAGTCTGGAGTGGATCCAGAAGTTTGGTCATTTTGATTGGAGGTAGCAGGTGGCCGCCCCAAAGAATCCAAACAACAAAGCACTGGTTGCTCTGATCAAGAAGCAAGCGCGCAGAAGGAAGGCCCAGCGCAGACGCAGAGCAGCTTTGAAAGCAAAAGGCCTGTGCCATCGCTGCCAATCTCCGGTTGGACCCAAGCGCATTGGTTTGAATCTCTGCGCTGATTGTAACAAGAAAGGGACAGGCAACTACAATGCGTGGCGCAACCGGAAGATCGAGGCATGGAAGGCTTTGGGATTGTGCGTTCATTGCCAGGGCAAGCGTGAGGCAATGCCTGGGACTTCCATTTGCGCATATTGCGCAGAGAATGACTATGAAGTGCGGTGCGCACGAATCAAGATTCTCAAAGAGCAGGGCATCTGCGCAAGATGCTGTGATCCTGATGCCGTCCATGGATTTTTCAAGTCAACTGGAAAGCGCAAAAAGTATTGTATCAAGTGTCTGAACAAATACAATAATGAGAAGCGCGCACTCAAGCGCCAAACTGGGAGAGCAGCATGACGGAACTCAACTACAAGTTCAAGGTTGGTGAGCGTGTGATGCTTACCAAGAGTGCTGAAATTTTTTATGGCCCAGACAAGAGCCAGGGAGCAGGTGGCCACGGCACCATTGTCGCTATTCGCACTCCAGAAATGAACCCAGACAATTTTGGGAGGTGCTACATGGTCAAGTGGGACAGCAATCCAATCCACAACAACAGCTACAAGCAAGACGATATTTGCCTAGCAAAAGCCAAGGTTGTCTTCAAATTGGTTGGTGACTAGTGGATGCTGTGTATTGCCAGTCCTGTAAAAATCTTCTTCAGAAAGGAAGGATATTGCCGATGTGCCCAGGTTGTGAGGTTGCTCCATTCAGCCCGCAGGATCAGATGCTGCTGGACTTGCTGCTGAAGAAGAAAGCAGCATTTGAGGATGCCAAATACCAAGCTGTCTGGAAGATCATTGATGAAGTATTCTACAACGGCATCGATGGGCATGATGTCGCCAAGCATCTGATTGCTAACGCAGATCGGATGATGAGTGCCCTCTCACCCCATTCTGAAATTCCATTTTAGGAGCACAAGTGGCAATCGCCAAAGTTTCCAAGACCATCATCTTCACCTTCAATCCCAGTCGATTGGAGTTGCCTGCTGAGGATGTTGAGCACAAGATGGGTGCGGGCAGGATGCGAGAGTTCATCCACCTACACGCAATGCTCTTTGCTGATGAACTGGAGCGCGAGTGGAACAAGAGTCTCCAAGAACTTGTTGAGCGTGGGGAGTTGCTGTGACCATGATCACTGTTCAGATGAGCATCAAGGATCTTCTGCGTGACACTGAGGTGCGCAAGGAACTGATTGATGAGTTGCTGTGTGATGTTGACTTCCTTGAATCGCTCACTGCTTTGTTTGTGGAAGGCTACACCACACAAGGATCGTGTCCAATTGATCGCACCCTTGCAGACCTCCGCAAAGGGTTGCTAGAAGGATTTGAAGCTACAACGCAGGCAGAACTAGTGGCACGCGAACAGAACAGCCGTGAGCTTGCTGAAAATTCTCGCAGCGAGAAGTGGGCAGCCATGCGCAAGCTTGAGGAACTTTCCCGCATCGCCAAGTCAGCAAATTTCCAATTCAAGAAAGCAGAACCCATCGAGGCAGATGGACACTTCCTCACTGAAGGATCATTCACACTCACACACACCCAGTCAGATCGGCTGGGAGATTGTGAAGCTTGTAAGCTGACCAAGTTCCTGAATGGTGGAGCACTCGATGATTGATGCTCTGCCTCCAGCTCAGTATGAGGTGATGACTCCAACTGAGATTGGATTAGAAGCAGCAGTCATCGCATCCCTCATCATTGACTGGGGGCAGACTCGTGATCTGGCCAAGCAGGACATCAAGGTGGTGCGCACCTATGATACTGGGTGGGAAGTCACCAAGCTTTGTAAAGACAACACAGAGACGAATCCATTGCTGGGCAGATTTCCATCGCTTGCCTCTGTGAACAGATACTTCATCAGCGCATTGATCCTACAACCAATCATTCTCCGCATGATGTCCCACAAGTGGCGAATGAGATTCTTAACAGGGACACTGGCCATCCAGTTGGTGATGGTAAACCACAACCGCCAAATTGGCTTGAAGGTGAGGTTCTGAAATGAGTGACGAAATGACACTCCCCAAGATTTTTCTTTTCATCAACGGTGGTGGAGGGACAAGGTTTGTCCAGACTGCTGCGCTGTCTCAGGATGGCCACTTCATCACAGGCCACAACTCCAGCAATGAGGACTGGGCCAAGCACGACATTGGAGCAACCTCTGATTGGAAGCATGAGGAATACAAGAAGCACTACCCCAATGGGTATGTGACTGAGTGGGTGGATGGTGACCCCATGCTCCATGACGGAATCAAGGCAGCGTATGCCGAGCACCAGAGGCTTGAGGCTGCTGGCCTTCTGAATAAGGATGAGGAATGATCTGGCCAGAGTTGATTGAGAAGCTGTCGCCTGGAGTTCGTGAGATGAAACTCCGGTTGGAGCAGGAACCGGAGAACACCCAACTGTGGCGCGATATTTACAGCAAGGCATCTGATGAACTGATGATGCGTATGATGGGTCGCATACCAGAGGATCTTGCCATCTCATTTGAGCATGTTCATGTGCTGCCTGAGGAAGTTGAGCTGCTATCTTTTCTCTCAACGCAAGGGAATAAGGATCAAGTTGTTTGCCCCAGTCATGGAGCATCAATGATGACGAGCATTCAGAGAACAGGCCAGAAGGATGCGATGATGTGTGGTCTTTGTGGGTGGGTGAGTTAATCCATCGCATCATCGCAATTGGCAGATGACGACAAAAACAGGCTACAATAAAAGTTCAAGAAAGGAAGCAAAATGGGTCGTGTATTTATTACTCAGCAGCCAACACCTAACAAGAGCAACTGGACACCAAACCTTGAGCCAGCCTTGCGCTATGGCGCAATCCATTTTGTCTTTGGTGGTGGTGATCGTCCATACACCGATCCTGATGGAGCCTTTGAGCACGCAACTGAGACTCTGAAAGATTTTGATCCCAATGAAGATTATCTCCTGTGGCCATCCGCAGGCGATCCTGCCGCAACTTGGGCAGTGATGCTAGCAATCTCTCGCATTGCTAGCAAAGTGCGTGTGCTCTATTGGGAGCGCAGCATTAAGGATGGCATCCGTTCCACCACTGAGGGATTCTACACACCCCTCACCTTCAATCTTTTTTAACACACAGGAGTCATCGCATGGCAAAGCAAGCAGCACCAATCAATCCCCAAGAGGATGTTGGCGTCCCAGTGGGTGATCTCAAGCAGATCACTGAGTTGGCTGCGAAGTTGGTAGCGTCTGCTGCTAACATCAAGAAGCTGGAAGATGCTCTTCAGCTGGCCAAGCTGGAGCACGAGGAACTGGAATTGATCACAATTCCTGAAGCCATGATGGCTGCCGGCCTGAAGAAGTTCACGCTGACCAGTGGCGAGATCATCGAGGCTGCTCCTTACATCCGAGGCAACATTCCTTCCATCAGTGCGCTTGAGAAGGCTGATGAGGAAAGCAAGTCTGAGATGATCAATCGTCGTGAGGCTGCGTTTGCCTGGCTGCGTGCGAACAACTCTGGGACACTGATCAAGAACCAGCTGACGGTTGAGTTCGGCAAGGGCCAGAATGAAGTGGCCAAGAAGATGCTGGCGGATGTTCTCTCTGCTGGGCTGAAGGCCAAGTGTGAGGAATCTGTCCATTGGTCCACACTGAATGCCTACATCAAAGAGTGCTTGACCAAGGGCATTGATATTCCTTTCGACACCTTTGCGATTTTCAGCGGCCACAAGGCTGTGATCAAGCAGGCCAAGTAATGGTCCTGTGCATAATCTCTGACGGCACCACAAGAGGCACCAAGGTGATCGACAAAGATACAAAGGTGGAGTTGAAAAATGTCAAGCGCATCATTATCAATATCGAAGCAGGCACAGATCTGGTGGAAGCAGTTATTGAGGTCATCAGTCCAATCCTCATCGTTGACGACATCAAGACCATCAAACAAGTCTCAGTCCAACCAGGCTCTTGAGAGCCAATTCACAACCCCAACTACACAGGAGCCTCCCATGGGCTTGCTCGACCGCAAGAAAGTTGAAGTGCCCGCAGTTCCTCCAGTCGCACCTCCTGCTGAAGTGAAGCAGGAACTGGCCACGCCTCAGCCCGCAGGTGTCGCCACTACCTCCATCAATCTGATGGATGATGCTGGTGCTGGCCAGGAGACGATGTCTCGTGAAGACTTCGCAATTCCACGCCTGTCCATCCTCCAGTCTCTCTCCCCGCAGTGCGCCAAGCGTGAGGCCACCTACATTGAGGGTGCTGAGGCTGGCCACATCTTCGACAACATCACCACTGAGATGTATGATGGCGAGGAAGGCATCACCGTCATCCCTGTGTCCTATCGGCGTGCCAACATCGAGTGGAACACCAGGGCCAATGGCGGTGGGTTCGTTGCTGACCACGGTCTGGATGACTCCTGCCTTGCTGACTGCTCCAAGGATGACAAGGGTGCGATGATCACCCCACGCGGCACTGTGATCGTCACCACTGCTGAATACCTCTGCCTGGTTGTTGATCCTGCTACGGGCACCGCCAAGCAGGTGGCCATCTCCATGAGCAAGAGCCAACTCAAGAAGGCACGCAAGTGGAACACGATGATCAGCCAGCTTCAGGTGGCCACTCCTGACGGCAAGGGATTCTTCAACCCTGCGATGTTCTATCGCAGCTACAAGCTCAACACCATCCCTGAGAGCAATGACCAGGGCAACTGGTTTGGATGGAACATCAAGCCCAGTGTGGAGACTCTCTCCATTCCTGGCGGTGAGTCCATCTACCTTTCTGCTCGCAAATTCCGCAGCATGATCAATGCTGGCGAAGTGAAGGTTGCTGCTCACTCGGATGAACCTGCTGGCGCCACTGGTGCTGGTTCCTCGGATGACGACAGCCTCTGATCCCCCACAGAGGAAGCCAGGAGTGATGCGCATCACTCCTGGCTTTATTTTGATTCGTAACCTGTGGGGATGAGATGGAAGATTCAATCAAGAGGTTCTGCGACCTATTTGCTGGGTATGAGAAAGCACATGGCCAGCATGAGCTGTTTGGTGAGGCGGATGAGAATGGAAAGATCAAGGGCAAAGCCAAGACGCTTGGATATGGTGCGAGTATGGCCGAATACAAAGCGCACCTTTCTGGTGCGGGCCCATCTCTTGGCGTCATACCTCTGCTTGAGAACAACAGGTGTTCGTGGGGTGCTATTGACATCGACATTCAGGGTGAAGTCGTGCTGCGAGAACAGCTCGATGTATTGGAATCCCGCATCCGCAAAATGGAATTACCTCTTGTGGTTTGTCGCAGCAAGTCAGGTGGCGCGCATTTGTATTTGTTCTGCGATCCTCCGGTTGCGGCTCAGATCCTCCAGAAGAAACTTGGTGAGTTTGCTGCGGCATTGGGTTATGGCGGCACAGAAGTTTTTCCAAAGCAGATAACACGAGTCAACGAGAATGACCGAGGCAACTGGATCAACATCTGCTACTATGGTGTAACCGGAGTTGAGCCCACCAATCGCTTCTGTATCAGGAATGGGAAGCCAATCATGGAGTTGGCTGAGTTTGTGAAGTATGCGGAGATGATGCGCATCACTGAGCGAGCACTAGTGGGCGTGGCCATTGCGATGGGAAGTGACTTTGCAGATGGACCTCCTTGCCTCCAGCATCTAGCAACTCATGGACTTGACCAGGGTGGCCGTAACATCAGCCTGACGAATGTGGCCATCTACTACAAGAAGAAAAATCCAGACAGCTGGCAAGATGATGTGATGAAGTTCAACTTCGACAAAGTCAGCCCATCGCTCGATCATGCTGAGGTGTCGCAGATTCTCAAGAACATCTCACGCAAGGAATACTTCTACACATGTAAGAATCCACCACTCTGTAACCATTGCGACAAGAAAGCATGCGCCAAGCGTGAGTTCGGAATCACCTTTGGTAGTTCTGCTGGTGAGTTGTTCCCGATTGAGAACCTGACCCGATGCTCCAGCAAAGACTCAGTGCGTTGGTATGCGGAGCACCAGGGATGCCGCCTGGAGTTGACCACCGACCAGTTGTTTAATCCTTTCCAGCTTCAGAAAGTCTTTGCTGAGAAGTTCATGGTGGTCATCATCTCAGGCAAGCACAAGGATTGGTTGGTCAGGCTCAAAGAGTTGATGCTGACTTGTGATGAAGTGACTGACCCAGAAGATGCCTCCAAGCAGGGCCAGTTTGAAAAGTTGCTCGACAACTTCTTCAGCGCCAGTCGGCCAGCACGCAATCGAGATGAACTGATCAAGGGCAACAGCTACACAGAGAATGGCCGCATCTACTTCCGCAGTGAGGATCTGTTTAATTATTTGAATGTGCGTCGATTCAACCACAACACCCACGAGATTTGGCAATGGCTCAAGGATGTTGGAGCAACAGACCACCAGATGCGAATAAAAGGCAAGATGCTGCGCACCTGGAGTCTGCCTGAGCCAGAAAAATTCGACAACATGGAACTCACCACCGCAGGAGTTGAGAGTGAACTATGAGCCAAACAATGGCCACTGGTCAATCAAGCACTACAACACTTTGGAAAAAATCATCATCTTGGCTATCCTTCTTTGTGGCGCAATCTTCTTCATTAGTTGTGGCCCCGCAGCAAACACCAAGCTGGATGATCTGGGCCCAGAAGCAAATGGTGCGAGATTCAAAGTCACGCGTGTTGGTGTGTTCAAAGACACCGTTGCCTACAACGACAAGCGTGGAATATACATCCTCAAGGATCTCAAGACTGGGAAAGAATATCTTGGCATCAGCGGCATCGGCATCAGCGAGGTTGGTGCTCATGGCAAAGGGATTGCTGATGAGCGATAACACTGGATGGATCGGCTGCTACCAATGCGGCAAGTATCACGAAGTTGATTTGGACAAGCCCCTGGTTCGTATGCCCTGCGGACACCCAGCAGATCAGGCCTATGAACTCCCCTGCAAGCCCCAGGGAACGCAGCGCCGTGGTTCCCGATACAAAGAGGTGCCTCGTGCTTGAAATCCTGAAATTTGTGCTGTCTGGCTTCTGGCGATGGCTTGGTTTTTACCTGATTGTTGTCAGCCTTGGCGCCATTATGTTCAATCTTCTGTCTGTCGCAATTCGGAGGAAGTAATGTTTGATGAAGAAAATATCAAGCCTTTGTCGATGGGGTGGCTGGATGATGAAATCAAAAGGCACAAAGGCCAGCGTGAGTCAATCAAACTTCCTCCAGGAACCTTCATCAAGATTCTCGTCAATGCGAGAAAGAATCCAGCAACTGAGCTCATGGCTGATTGGATTGGTGACAAAATTACCCAGTGCCATGGGAATCCGTATGACCCAATCACCATCCTTCCAAAGCCATATGTTGACCTCCTCAACAGCTGTAAAAAATCAGCCAGAGTTTGATGTGACTGATCCATTCGATAAGCTGCGATTGTATGGCTTGCTGGCCAGACGCAGGGTGCTTGAAGAATTCATGACTGATCAATTTGCTCTGATTGAGTTCTTCACCAAGCATCTGAAAACTCCCAAGGATGTTCAGAAGGCAATCTTCTTCATCCACTCATTGGACATGAATGAATCAGACTGCCGCTATGCGATCAATTTGGTCACTGCTGCTGTGAACATCAAGATCAAAGCAGCCAAGAATGTGAATGGATCATCAGATGAGTAAGGCACACATCCACTACTTTGCGACCGGATCATGGCCAGTATATTTTGGCTTTACAACCAAAAAGAAGGAATATGACAAGGAAGTGAAAAGGATCAAAGTCAAAGAGCCAAGGCCATGGGTCACTCCAGGATCGAACGCAACAACGCACGTGCTGCTTAGGTATGACCATGTGACCATCATCGTATGCTTGAAGAGGAAGAAAGGAATCAGCAAATCCCAGCTTGCCGCACTGCTTGCTCACGAGGCAGCCCATGTGTGGAATGAAGTCTGTGATGCGATGAAGGGTGAGTGCCCCAAAGGTGAGCACCAGGCATACGGAATCCAGTGGATTGTTCAGCAGATGGCTGCGAATATGAAAGAGTTCAAATGAGCAATCGCATCACAAAAATCTTTGGGCCGCCTGGGACTGGCAAAACAACCAGGCTTCTCATGATTGTTGAAGAAGCAATGAAGGCAGGGACACCGCCAGAGAGAATTGCCTACATGGCCTTCACCAAGAAGGCTGCGGATGAGGCAGTCAATCGAGCCCAAGAAAAGTTCAACATGGGCCCTGAGCGATTCCCATTCTTCAGAACACTACACAGCATGGCCTTCCGAGATTTGTCCATGCGGCGTGACGACATCATGAGTGATGAACACTACAAGGAGTTGGGCAATGCTCTCGGATTCCAATTCACCAGCGTTGATGATGACTTCCTTTTCATTCCCTTGGGAACTGCCCTTGGAGACAAAGTCTCCAGAATTGAAGCGTTGTCTCGCATCAGGAATGTTTCACTGGAGGACCAATGGTGTGAAGCCTCTGAACGAGATTGCCCTTGGGCTGCTGTTGAACAATGGGCAAAAGGATTGAAGCAATACAAAGAGATGCGTGGCCTGATGGACTTCACAGACCTGCTTGAGAACTACAACACGCCACTTGATGTTGATCTATTCATCATTGATGAGGGGCAGGATCTCAGCCCACTCCAGTGGCGTGTTGTCCGAGTGGCTGCCTCCAACGCAAAGCAGATCTATCTTGCTGGCGATGACGACCAATGTATCTATTCATGGGCTGGTGCTGATGTGAACAAGTTCCTGAGCATCCGAGCCAAAACTGAAATTCTTCCCACCAGCTGGAGGCTACCAAAGAGCATCTGGAGATTGGCCACACAGATCACTGATGGTATAAGTGTGAGGCAACCCAAGACCTGGAACAGCAGGGCAGAGGAAGGTTCTGTGAACTTCCTCCGGTATGAGTCTTTGCTGGATGTGAAGCAAGGCACCTGGCTTTTGCTCTCTCGCAACCATCGCTTCCTGAGCAGGTTCAGAACTGTTATGGAAAACCAAGGCTACCCATACATGATGGAAGGAAGGCACAGCACAAACGACAGCACCACAAAGGCAATCATTGCTTGGGGCAATTGGATCAAAGGCAGACCGCTGTTGCCAGCTGAAGTGAAGTGTCTGGTGTCTGTGATGCCTCAACTTGAAGGATTCAAACCAAAAGAGGAAGTCACAATTCAGAACAGCCCAATTGCTACCAACAAGGCTCTGCTGAAGATGAACTGGATGGATGCGTTGGTCATCCCAGCACAGAAGCGTGAATACATCCGAGCCTGTCTCGCAAACAAGGAGTCATTGACGGACAAACCAAGAATCGCAATCAGCACAATTCATCGCGTCAAGGGTGGAGAAGCAGATCATGTTGTTTTGATTCCTGACTTAACCATCAGGCCTTGGCATTCCCTCACAACTGATGAAGAACAACGGGTGCTATATGTCGCAGTCACAAGAGCCAAACATTCCCTCACATTTATTCAGCCGCAAACTCAGAAGCACTATCCAGTCTAGTTTCCCAAGTCAGCACCTAAACCAGTTGAAGAAGAGCAGGGTGTTCACCTTCATGATGGCAGGAATTCAGATCACTGGTCTGCGAACACCGATGGTTACAGAGCAAAAGCTCAAGGCATCAACAATCCAACGCAACCTTCCAAATGATTTGGAAGTCAAGAACCAGGTTACAATAAAAGTCTGATCAAGGGCATTGCTGAGCGCCAACTTTCAAAGTCTCAGTCACAGGAGGAATCATTACCATGAGCGACACCACCAAGGCCAAGAAGGCTGCTCCCAAGAAGGATGCTGCTCCCAAGGCCAAGAAGGAAGCCACCCCCAAGAAGGAAGCCACCCCCAAGGTCAAGGCTCCCAAGAAGGAAGTGGGCACCAAGACTCTTGGCCGCCCCAGCCCGATGCTGGGCAAGAAGATCACCAAGCTGGTGGACGGCAATCCCTATCGTGAGGGATCTGCTCGCCACGAGACTTTCAAGTTGCTCCGCAGCGGTATGCTCTATGAGAAGTTCATCGAGCTGGGCGGCAACAGCTTTGATCTCAAGATGGGCATTGAGCGCAAGTTCTTGTCTGTCGAGTAGGCAACCTCAAACGCAGGGCATGGCTGACGACATGCCCTGCGTTTGGACAAAGGAATTCAACCAACAATTTCAGGAGTTCTGATGATCATCCTTGGAGCAGGCATGGCTGGCTTGCTGGCTGCGAATCTACTTCGCAAGCACAATCCAACCATCTTTGAGAAGCAAGATTTTTTGCCCAAGAATCACGATGCCTTGCTGCGCTTCCGATCAGATGCGATCTCAAAGCTGACTGGAATCCCTTTCAAGAAGGTCACAGTCCACAAGGGCATTGCTGTTGGCCAAAAGCACTTCACCGAATCAAACCTCCGGTTTGCGAATTTGTATTCCCAGAAGGTGACCCGGAAAATATCCAACCGGAGTATCTTGAACATTGAACCATCCGAGCGATGGATTGCTCCAAATAATTTTGTTGAGCAACTCGCCAATGGATGCGACATCAGCTTCAGCACTCCTATCACTGCCATCAAGGCCATAGATGAGCACTGCGATGAGCCTACCATCAGCACCCTTCCAATGCCTATGATGATGGGCATGGCGCAATGGCCAAAGGCTCCTGAGTGCGAATTTGTGAGTCGATCCATCTGGGTGATCACCGCAGACATCATTGATCCTGAATCTTCCATTTACCAAACAATCTACTTCCCTGGTGATGAGACTCCTGTGTATCGCGCCAGCATCACTGGTAGCAAATTGATCATTGAATTGATTGCTGAGATCCCAGTTGACTTTGCTGATGGGTATGCTCAAGAGACTCTGGTACATTTTGGTATCCATGGCATCCTTTCTGGTGTCCTGCTGCGTGAGCAGAAATATGGCAAGATTGCTCCAATGAATGAGGATCTGAGAAAACAATTCATCATGGGGTTGACGAATACATACAACATCTACTCTCTGGGCAGGTTCGCAACTTGGCGCAATATCCTTCTTGATGATCTGGTCAGGGACATTGCCGTCATTGGAGACTTTATCACCACAAAGGATCACTACCAACGCGCATTGAGCGCAACCCACAAACCAAACTGGGAGGCAAGATGAAGACAGTTCAAGACCTTTTTCGCATAGGGATGGATCGAGACATACCTCCAATCCATCGCTGGGATGAGCATGGGTTGGTGTTCAATCTCGGATGCGGCAAGAAGATCATCCAGGGCGCCATCAATCTGGATCTTCCTTCCTGGGATGCGAATCTCAACACAATCTCGGCAGGCACCGATTCTACTGACTGTGTCCATGCCTATCACTTCCTTGAGCATCTGGACAATCCCATTGCTATGCTTGCTGAGATTCAGCGAGTGCTGAAGCCTGGTGGCGTGGCCAACATCGTGGTGCCCTACTACAACTCTCAGATGAGTGCGCAGGATCTGAGTCACAAGTCTGTCTGGTGTGAGACCACTTGGCAGAATCTTTTCAAGAACACATACTACATGAGGCCTGGTGAGAACTGGCGCTTGCGTGTTCACCTCAACATCATCATCGGCGTTGTCGAGCGCAACCTCTGCCTGATGACTCAGCTGGTCAAGGAGTAGCCATGAAGGTCACACTCATCAACTACACTCAAGATGCTCTTGAGACTCTCATCTTCACCAAGTCCACTCGATTGAAGATGAGTGCTACTGGTCTGGAAACCATCAAGGCTTGGCCTCAGGAAAAGAAAATGGCTGAGCTGGAATACATGCTCAACACCATCAAGTCCAGTTGGGAGTTTGCTGATTATGTTTTCCTGATCGAAGGTGTGACTCGTGCCTTCACTCATCAGCTTGTTCGTCACCGCATCGGAACTTCCTTTGCGCAGCAGGCACAGCGTGTTGTGGACATGTCTGAGTTTGAGTTTGTTGAAACCGGAAGCATCTTGGAGGACAAAAATCTCAGCATCATCTATGCGGATGGGATGGATGGGATCAAGGACACCTACAAGAAGCTGGCTGCTGCTGGTGCTCGCACCCAGGACGCACGAGGCATCCTTCCAACCAACATCCAAACTGGGATCGTGTTCAAGGCAAACCTCCGCACCCTGAATGGGATGGCTGGTGAGCGTCTGTGCGTGAAGGCCCAGGGTGAGTTCCAAGATGTGATGCGCCAGATCAGGGATGAGGTGATTGCTGTTCATCCGTGGACAGAGCGTATGCTGCGAGTCCATTGTGCGTCGAATGGGACCTGCTGTTTCCCTTCATACATGGATTGCCCGATCAAGGGTGGGATCTTCAACCCTGAGACTGGACTCCGGTATGACGAAGCAGTCCACACTTTCTTTGACCAGGAAGATGGGACCACTGTGGATGTCCACCAGAAGCCTCTCACCAAGAATGAAATTCATGCTCTGTGGGAAGTCACTCGCGCAGAAGCCCAGCCTCACGCCCCAAAGGATTGATCATGAGCAACATGGAACTCGCAATCATCGTTGACCTGGATGGAACGATCTGTAACATCAAGCAGCGTCTCCACCATATCGAAACTGCTGGCCTGAAAAAGAACTGGGATGCCTTCAATGAGGACATTCCTTTTGATGAGCCGCACAACCACGTGATTGATCTGGTGAATATCTACAAGAAGGCAGGTTACAAAATTCTGCTGGTCACTGGACGCTTTGAGAAGTATTCTCACTACACAACTGCGTGGCTTGCTGCTCATGGTGTTGGTTGGGACATGCTCTGTATGCGCACGGATGGTGACTACCGCAGTGACTATGTCGTCAAGGAAGAAAAGTGGATGAAGATCATCAAGGACAACTATGATGTTCAGTTTGTGCTGGATGATCGAGATACTGTTGTGGACATGTGGCGCCGCAACGGACTGAAGTGCTTCCAAGTTCAGAAAGGTGACTACTGATGGATCAGACAAATTTTCACGCCATCGTCAACCTTGAGGAAGCACTCAAGACCTACATCGACCGCAACAAGAAGTATGGGAACAACTACAAGAGGTTTGGCCACGTGATGGTTGCTCTGTTCCCTGATGGTCTGACTCTTTCCAGCGTTGATGACTTCAATCGCTATGGAGTCATCTTCATGAAGATTGCCAAACTCAGCCGCTATGTGACGAATCCAAAAGTTGGCCACCAGGATTCTGTCCATGATGACATCGTCTATTCTGCGATGCTGGAAGAGTTGGATGCTGAGATTGCTGGCTTGTATGTTGAGCCTCCAGTCAAGTTGGTGACCACTGTGAAGCCTGACTATTCAGGTCAGTGGCTTGCTGAGGTGGAAGTCAAGCCTCTGTCTGAGTGCTGCAGAATCCCAGTGACTGATCTTTCTTCAACTCACCATCTGCCTGGAGATGTGGTCATGTCTCGTGCTGATCGTGAGTATGCTGCTGAGTTTGAAGACACCGAAGCACGCCATGCTGAGGAACCTCCCATTGGATCTTCCACCACTGAAATCCCCGCAGCAATTAACCCAATCTTTGAACAGGCTTTGCGTCCATACAGGCCAACCAATGCGGTGCCTCTTGGAAAGGATCTTGGATGAGCAGATTTGCGTTCGTCATCCCATCAATTCACCCTGATGAGTTTGATGAGTTCATCTATGGCTCACTCCAGCACATCAGCAACCTCAGAGGCAGAGCAGCTTTTGCGTTGTGCTGCCAATCTCCGTGGACAGTCGATTCTGCTATTGAGGCAAAAAAGAAAGTTGAAGATGCTGGTTTTGAATGCCGCATCGCAATGTCGGATTCCATCAGGCATCCAGAAGTTGCTCCAAGCATGACCAGACTTCGACAAGAAGCAGCCTTGCTGTTCCCTGGTGTTGACTACTATTGCTTTGGCGACGACAACATGGAGTTCTCTCCAGGCACCAAGCAATTCCCAAGATCCTCAGGTGAGCGATATGATGAGGTGCTGGACTACATGGATGACTACAAGAAGTGCGGAGTTGTCTGCTGTGTTGGTGCTCTTGGAGGGATGCCTCAGCAATACAAGATCAAGCCAACAACCATCGGACTGATTGCTACATCGCGTGGCCTATTCCTTCGCAACACAATCGAGACTTGTGGTGTGTTCTTGAATGAGGTTGTTGGCCTTTCTGGTGGCCTTGAAGAAACTGCTGCGTCATATCCAATCGTTGCTTCTGGATACTACGCAGCCAAGCAGTTCTTCAACCCAACGCTTCTGCGCAATGTCCACAAGTTGACTGAGAATCAACCTCCAGATTCAATCCACAACAGCAAGGTGATTGCTGAGAATGTTCAGCACTGGGTTCGCACTCGCTGGAATGATGGGTCTTGGACTCATGATGGTCGAAAGTTCCCTGTGAAACTACACACCGAATTTGAAGTCCATTTTGGTGCGTCTATGAAGTCTGTCGCAGAATGCCACCACTTTGTGAAGGATTACAAATGAACCACGCAATCATCTTTGACACTGAGACCACTGGACTCGTCAAACCTCTGGCCACACCACTCGATGACCAGCCGCAGATCATTGAGTTCGCAGCCATCAAGGTTGACTTTGATACCTTGGAGGAAGTTGATCGCTTGGAGTTCCTTGTTCACCCAGGTCGCACCCTTCCTGAAGAAATCATCAAGATCACAGGCATCACCGATGAGATGCTGTCTGATGCCCTTCCTTTCGTTGCGCACATCGATCCACTCTCCAAGTTCTTTCTTGGCGCCCAAACCCTGATTGCGCACAACTTGTCTTTTGATACATCGCTACTCCGGTTTGACCTGATGCGCAATGGATGCGAGTTCAAGTTTCCATGGTGCCCCACGCAGATTTGCACCGTTGAGGCTTCATTTTCGATACGGAATAAGAGAATGAGACTTTGTCAATTGCACGAGCTTGCAGAGGGTGCGGAACACAAGGATGCGCATCGTGCGATGGCGGATGTAGAGGCACTGGTTCGTGTCGTCAAGTATCTGCGCAAGGAAGGTCTGTTGTGAGCCTGAGTCCAGAGCAAGAAGATGCCGTCAAAAAGATTGGTGAGTGGCTGAAAGATCCAGACCGTTGGATGCTGTATCTGGGAGGATATGCTGGCACTGGCAAGACCTTCCTACTCCACCACCTCATCAACTCTCTGGGTGCTGAACCAATCTGCCTGTGTCCAACCGGAAAAGCAGCTTCAGTGCTTCAGAAGAAACTCACCAATGTGGTGGTGCGAACTATCCACAGCGTGTTGTATGTTCCTGTCGCGCCATCCCTGTATGACCTGATGCGATTGGAAGAGCAGCTGCTCAATATTCCAGGGGACAGCAAACTGATTGAGATGATCCATGATGAGAAGGTGAAGCTCAATGAGCGCAAGATCACTTTCGCAGACAAGGACAATGTGAAGATCAAGCCCAATGATTTTGTTATCATTGATGAGGCTTCCATGGTGACCAACAAGATGCTGGGTGACTTGGAGAGAACAGGCGCCAAGGTTCTGTTTGTTGGTGATCCTGGGCAGTTGCCTCCTGTTGGTGATTCTGGATTCTTCTCAACTCAGAAGCCAGACATCATCTTGACCCAGGTCCAGCGCCAGGCTTTGGGCAACCCAATCATCCGATTGAGCATGGACATCCGCAAGGGAATTGATATTGACCCATTCATCGATTCTGAGCACATCTTGCGTCGGCCAAAGGCCAACTTCAGCTTGGACAACTTCACTCAATGCGATCAGATCCTGACCGGAAGGAATACCATCAGGCGCAAACTCAATCGCATCACTCGGAAGTTGCTTGGGCATCATGAGTCAACCTTCCCTGTCTCTGGTGAGAAACTCATCTGCCTGAAGAATCTCACCCACGCTGGTAACATGTTCATCAACGGTGTCCAGTGCCTGTCTGATAGCAACACAGAACTCAACGAGGCATCTGGTGACTGGGAATTGGATCTGATGTATGAAGGCAGCTTTGTTCGCAGGGCGCCAATCTACAACTATCCATTTGATGTTCACTACCATGATGACGCAATTGAGGAGCCTTGGCCATCACGCATTGGCCTGATTGAACTGGACTATGGATATGCGATTACAGTCCACAAGTCTCAGGGCAGTGAGTGGGACCACGTGATCCTTGTCGATGATGCGATGAATGAAAAGGATCGAGGCTTCAGGAAGCGTTGGTTGTACACCGCAGTCACACGAGCCAAAGAAAAGTTGACTTGGCTGTATTGATATGGCCAAAGAAGATTGGAAGCAACTCGCCAATGGATCTTGGGAACACAAGTCAGGAACCAAGATTGTGCCAACTAAAATAAGGATGGGGGAGCAGAACCTTTGGGACATCAAGTGGGCAGATGGGACCATTGAAGGTGTGCTCCATTTAGGATCAAAGCAAGCAGTCAGAGTTGTCGAGGCAGGGATACCCAACCCAGCACCACCAAGGAGAAAGAATGAAAGTGCTAATGAACCAAGTCCAGGCAGAAGTCAGAAGGGCAAGAACACTACACCAAAGTCCAGACCTTCTGACGACAGCCTTTGCTGAAGAGGCTGGAGAAGTCATCAAGGCAATTCTCGATCATCGTGCTGGCAAAGGCCCACTGTCTGATGTGAAAAAAGAGATTGTTCAAACCATGGCCATGTGCGTTCGATTGCTTGATGAGGGTGATCCTCTTCACAGCCTTCCTCCTGTCGAACCAATTGCTGTGGTGGAGTTGCGATGATCAATCTCCGCAACCGGACAGAATACAGCTTCAGAGAAGTCTATGGCCCAATCGACAAGGTGATTGCTGCTTGTGGAAAAGAGGAAGCAATTGGCATCTGTGACCGCCACGGAACTTGGGGGCACGTGGAGTTCAGCAAGGCATGTAAGAAGGCAGGAAAGAAGCCCATCCTTGGTGTGGAATTGGCAGTGGTTGAGGATATGAACCTGCGAGAGAAGCAGGGTGTGAACTTCATGAACTTCCTTCCAATGAACAACAAAGGTCTCCAGGAGTTGTATGCTCTGACTACCCTGGCCACTGAACACAATTACTATCACCCACGCATTGACTATGGTGTGCTGTTTGACCTAAGTGACGACATCATCATCCTTTCTGGAAGCAGCCCAGTGTGGGGAAGTCTGCCCAAGAGGGACAACCTGATCATTGAGATCAATCCAACTGTGACGAAAAAATCGTGGGATGTTGCTCAGGCTCGTGGGTTTGACATTGTGGCCACTGGCGACAACTTTTATCCCCGCAGCCAAGATGAGAAGGTGTATGAGGTAGTTGCTGGGCGCAATCGACACATGCGAACCAGCCCCATGAACATTCTCGATGACTACTCCTGGGCCCGTCTGTTCCCATTCCTGCCTGAAGAAGATCGTGCCCGGGCCATCCAAAATACCTATGCGATTGCTGACCTGTGTAATGCTCAACTTGGCCACGCAGAACTGCCGCACTTCAAAGCAGAGAAGTCTCTGGAGCAGATGTGTATTGAAGGGGCAATCGAGCGTCACGTGGACCTTGCTACTCCGGTTTATGCCGCACGGTTGCGCCGTGAGATTGACATGATCGCAGAGAAAGGGTTTGCTGATTACTTCTACATCGTGTGGGATCTGATCAAGTATGCGAAGCAGCACATGCTGGTTGGTCCTGCTCGTGGATCTTCCTGTGGTAGTCTTGTCTGCTACCTTCTGCGCATCACCGACATTGATCCAATTCCATACGATCTGCTCTTTGAGCGATTCATCGACATCAACCGGAAGGATCTTCCAGATATTGATATTGATTTCCAGGATGATCGGCGTGAGATGGTTTTTGAATATCTCCGTCAGACCTATGGCCAGGAATGTGTTGCCCGCATCGGCAGCATTATGCGCTACAAAGCCAAGAGCGCAATCGGAGACATCGCCAAGGAACTCAACATACCTGCGTGGGAAGTGGCTGACTTGAAAAATGCGATGATTGAGCGCAGTGGTGGTGACTCTCGCGCATCCTTCTGTATCCTGGACACCTTCAACGAGATTGAGGTTGGTCGCAAGACGCTTGAGAAGTATCCTCAACTCAAGATCGCAGCTGATGTAGAGAATCACGCCAGGCAGAGCGGCCAGCACGCGGCAGGGGTCATCATCACCAGCAAACCTTTGGCCAACTACTGCTCTGTGGACAAGGTCACTGGCGCGGCAATGATCGACAAGAAGGATGCTGAGGCTCTGGATCTTCTGAAGGTTGATGCTTTGGGGCTGCGCACCCTATCGGTGCTACAGGATGTTCTCGATCAAGTAGGCTGGACACGTGAGCAGTTGGTGACCTATCCAACAGATGATGCTGCTGCCTTTGAGATTTTGAACAAGCAGAAGTTCGCCGGCATCTTCCAATTTGAAGGATACGCACTCCAGTCAATCGTCAAACAGATCAAGGTGGAGAACTTTGAGGACATCACCTCATTGACTGCTATTGCTCGCCCAGGACCACTGATCTCTGGTGGTGCTGCTGAGTGGACAAAGCGTCGCATCGGTGACCATCCAACGGCATACATGCATGCTCTTTGTGAGCCGATGACCAAAGTCACCTATGGAATCGTCATCTACCAGGAACAGGTGATGCAAATCGCAAGAGAGGTTGGCCAGCTGAGTTGGGAGGATGTCTCATCTCTGCGCAAGGCCATGTCCAAGAGTCTGGGCAAAGAGTTCTTTGATCAGTATTGGGTGCGATTTGAAAAGGGTGCGGCCAGTCTCGGTGTGTCGCCTGAGGATGCGAAGATGGTCTGGGAGAACATCAACACGATGGGATCTTGGAGTTTCAATCGCTCACATGCTGTTGCCTATGCGATGGTGTCCTACTGGTGTGTGGTCCTCAAATCCAAATTCCCTTTGGAGTTTGCTGCTGCCTGCCTGCGCAATGCGAGAGATGACGACCAGTGTATCCGGTTGTTGCGTGAACTCTACAAGGAAGGCTTCAAATACAAGTCATTCGATCCAGACAAGTCAGACAAGAATTGGAGCGTCCAAGATGGTGAGTTGATTGGTGGTCTGACGAGCATCAAGGGTGTTGGTGAGAAGGTTGCGGAAGACATCATCAACCGGAGAAGTTCTGGCCAACCCTACACCGCAAGGCAGAAGAATCTTCTGGCCAATGGGACCACTCCATACGATCAGATCTTTGAGTGCCACGACAAGTTTGGCCACATCAGGGCAGACCCGTCAGCCTACAAGATCAACACCCCAATCGCAGACATCGAGCAGATTGATTCTGAGTTTGAAGGTGAGGTTGTAATCTTTGGTCGATTGAAGGAAAAGAATCTGCGTGACCACAATGAGACCATCCTCGTTCAGAAGCGCAACGGAAGGCAGATGAGTGGCCAGACTTTGTTCCTCAATTTGACTGTTGAGGATGACACAGGAACTATTCAAGTGACGATTGATCGACACAAATATTTGCGCATTGGATCGCCCATTGTAGAGGAAGGAAAATTGGGTGATTGGTTCCTGTGGAAAGGCAAGGTCCAGAAGGGATTCAGGCGTCTGTATGTGGAGCGTTGGAGGAAGTTGGAAGGCACTGAAAAAACAGTGGACCAGGGATTGGAAAAATAACGCAATGTAAGTGATTTGAAATCAAATGTTTGCTCTGCCTCCATGTGCCTGGAAAAACAGGCAAAAAAGGTAGGCTAAGAAATGCCTGAAAAACATAGATCGTTGGTATCACTCGATCTATGTTTTTCAGGCACTCTTTTTCAACCCAGTTTCTGGGAATCCTTGTCGCATAAGTATTGGCAATGATTCCCACAAAAGGCATCATAGACTCTGTTGTAGCCAGCGTTTGCCATTGATTGGTAAATAATGTTATTTTTTCTGTGGAATTGACGCATAATAGAGGAGCAGTTGAAGGTTGGGGAGATCGAGGTCAACCCACAAGACTCTTTCGGATAGCTGGCGATGACCTGGAGCTGGTGGAGGACCACGATAATGCTCGGTTGTTCTGCGACGATGAGATTTTGAAAAGTTGAATGAGACTGGTGGTGGCCAGGAATCTCTTTTGGAGTCCAAACTTGTGGCGATGGATTCTGGTGATGATAAAAAATTAAATGGGCAAGAGACACCCGCCAACTGGAATGCGTGGCCTGGTGTCGAGCCTAGCAAGAGTGATGGGGGACTGATGTTAATCAGACCTATGGGATCGAGACTGCCTGATGGCTTAACCACAGGAAAGATGATCTGCGAAACTGGGCTGCTGTGAAGCACCCCAGTCGTCACCATTTCGCATTCGCCTCGGTGACCTGATGAGCATGGCGAATGTAGGAGGTTGTATGAACGCAATGTTAGAGCAAATGTTCAAAGGTCTGGGACCTGAAGAACTAGACCACATAGCAAACTCTGGCCGCAGAGGATCGCAGCAAGAGCCAATCGTGGTGAGTGAGTATCTTGGTGATGGAAGGTTCCTGGTAGTTGGGAACAGTCGTGAGGATGAGTGCGGCGATCCTTGTGATACTTTTTTCGTATCACACGCCCACGTGTTCATCTGGAAGGATGTCCGGCTGGTGATTGAATTGGAGTATGGCTTCTCCAACAACTTCGACAATCTGGAAGATGCGATTGTGATGCTGGATCGCGTCAAGGCTCGTGAGAAGAAGAATGTTGCTGAGGAGGTGTCCATTGGCTAACATGTCGTATTGCCGTTTCCAAAATACTGTTTCTGATTTGAATGATTGCCGAGGTTGGTTGGAGGATAATGCCCAACGAGTAGCAGAACGAAGGGAATTGGAAGACCAAATTGCGGATCTCAAACAAGAGCCTGTGACGGATGGGGATCTTTTGGAGATTGAAAATCTTGAGTGCCTACTTGAGGACCTCAACTCTGAGAAGCTGTCCAAAGATGAAGAGTATGCCAAGAACCAGTTGATTGCTACCTGCCGCCAAATCATTTCCCTTGTTGATGGAGAATAAAATGAACGCTGAACTGATCGCTCGTGTCTCTTCTAGCATTTCTGACCTCGTTGCTGCCCTTGTGGCGGATGCGATGGAGACTATCTCTCTGGACGACAAAGTTGAAGAGGCAGTTGAGAAGGCAATTGAAGGTGCCAACCTTGAGCAAATGATCGAGCGTGAGATTGAGAACGCAGGTCTGGAGCAAATGGTTGAGAAGGAAGTTGAGAGTGCGATGGAGAGTTCTGATTTTGAGCGCACCATTGAACGATCTGTCGAGACTGCCGTCAATGAGGCCTTTGATGACCTGCCTGACCTGAAGGAAATGGAACAGAACATCCAAGACTTGAGTGAGCGCACAGAGGAACTCAAGGACATGGTGGACAATGACGACACCGAGGCAAGTCTGAACAAGAGGATGGATGAGCTTCAGTTGCTGATTGAAGACCAGCGTGTTGCTTCCGCATCCAAGGGTGCTGAGGATGTCCTGGCCATAATCGAGTCCATGACCTTCCGCATCGTGAGGAACTAAATGAACACCAGAGGGATTCCACACAAGACAAAGCGACAGTATGAGGTGACCTTCCGGTTGTTGTCTGCGATGGGAAGCAAGGCTCTGTTTGATACTCGGAAGTTTGACCGGAAGAAAGAGGCATACCAGTCCATCGCATTTCTCAAGCACGATCAGAACTGCGACCACATCGAGTTGGTGACGATATTCCGAGATGCCTCCACGAATGATCTTTTGCTTCTGACTGATGAGGTCTATTTTGACCGTGATGAGAAAACTGGACGATGGACATCGGTGGAGATGTAACGATGGTGGTAGAGGTTTTGCCTGATGCCTCGCTGCTTTTGACTCGGTGTCCGAGATGTGCCCAACGCATCGCTGTGAAGCGTTGGGCCCACATCAAGCCCACTGATACTTTGAAGAAGAGTGCTGAGAAAAGAATTTGCCCTTCATGCGAATCGAAATGGAAGATTGTTTCTGTTCCATTGGGCAAGAATCAAAATGGTCTGGAAGTTTACAATGTCGAGTTCAAACCTCTTGAGGAGTTCTGAAATGCCTACCACTTTCGGCAAGCCCAACCAGTTCAATACCGGCAACCACTACAATGCGGAAGGACAGCCAATCACCTGGGCTGAGTTCGTCAATGGCGATGTGAAGGGAATTATCTACACCGATCACGCTCGTGGAATTACCCAACTGATCCCAATGCCTGGTGAGATTGGGCACACGAGGTATTGCGGCGACATCAAACCTTTCATCTGTGACGCTCCAATCGGGAATGGATATGTGAGAGAGTTTGAGCGCAACTCTGCGGCGATTGGTGATGGCAAGTGGAATGAGGATGTCCATCGAATCTATCGTGAGGTTGAGCAAGACTTCCGAGTTGTTGTGAAGATGACCTATTGTGATCGTGTTATCCTGGGAGGAAAATAACCATGGCCAAGAAGATCGTTCCATCCAAAGAAATGATCCACATCCTCAACTCGATCTGGAGTGAGATTGGATTTGATGTGATGATGTGCTTTGCTGAGGAAGGCAAGACCAGCATCTCAAGAGCGACAGTGGTTGAGATCGTTCTGGATTGCGACAGACCTGTTGAGATGATCAATCGAGACTATGCGGATGATGGTGAGCAGAAGGCCCACTTGCTTGCTGAGATCGAACTATGGCGTGCGCAAGGATACCCAAAGATGAAGAAGATTGCGACGCTGGCCTTTGAGTCTTGTAGGTATTGTGTATGAACAAAATGGGAACTCTCCAATGGTTGGCCAAGACTCTCAATAAGGCTTTGTGGTGTCTCGAAGCAGAGGTTGTTGAGGATCATGTTGAGATCAAGATGGATGGCAACATCGTCAAAATTCGCATCACTATCTCCAAGGAGAAGAAATGACCAAGGAAGTGACCAGATACAAAGTAAGCAAGTTGTGCTTCCAGCCAAGCCTCCACGGAAGGCAGGGATTGCGCATCGTGTTCTTCATCTCACCCGACAAGAAGCGTGCTGAGGAACAACTCCGCAAGGCAATCGCTTCCGATCCAAACTCCAGGCCTTTGATGACGGTGGTGTGCTAATGAGCAACGAACTGATTGTTTGCGATACTCCTGAGCAGATCGAAATGTTCAGGCTTCTGTCGATGCGCAGTGCCCTCCGGTTGGAGATGTTCGGCATGGGCCGGAAGGGCAAGAGCATGGCCACAATCATCAAGAGCCAGTTCGGGTGGAAAGGGAAGAACAAGGAACTGATGAAGCAACTTGAAGACCACATCGAGTCTGGAGGCTTCAAATTGGGCAAACGATATAGTGAGGTGGTGTGATGGCCAAGAATCGAGTCACGATTGAATTCCCATCGCGTGGGGCAACCTATTGCGAGGAAGTATATGGGGTGTATTCGTATGGGATCTATCCCAGGCACTCCGTGCTAGCAGGTCAGCAGTCTCGACAATTCCTAGGTGCCTATGACACGCTGGAAGAGGCCAAGAGAGAACACCCAGAGGCCAAGGTCGCAGAGGGTTGCGGCTTCAATCCCCCAAGCCTCAACCACCTTCCTGATGATGGCGAATAATTTTTTTCAACCCAGGCTGTTCGATAACAGCCGACAAAGGAGCACCACTATGTATTGCGACATCAACTTCAAGACCAAGAAAGAACTCAAGCTTGCCGTTGCGGCTGGCCAGAAGATCGGCATCTTTGCCCCTGGTATGGGAACGCCAAAGGCAAACGGTCGTGAGACTCTGGAAGGCCCACACTTCCCAAAGCCTCACACCTGGTATGCTGAGGTGATGATGAAGGATGGCTACATCGTGAGCGTGAAGTAGATGGCCAAGGCAACGACACCACTCAACATCGTATGCTCCAGTTGCCGAATTAGGTTTGAGCAATCGGACAATATTCCAATTCTGAATATTGAAGAGGATATCAGAGGAAGGGACATAGTGACCTTTGAGTGTCCTGTGTGTAAGCAAGAAACAACCAGCCACGTGTACAGCGCCAACTGTCTCGGGCACCTCAGAAGGAAGTAGCAATGGCCAAGAAGATGAAAGTCAACCCTGCTGACTACGGTGATGAAGTTCTCCGGTATTACAGTCGCAAGTATCAATGCCTTGCGAGTATGAGGTCAACCGGAGATATTCTCACGATGAAGATTGGAGGCAATTGGGAAGCAACCAAACGAATCAAGAGACCAAAGGATTCAACCGCAGAGGATTATGCGGTGATGATAATCCTAGCTGCGGAGAAGATCAAGGATCAGTTGAAGCCTTGGCAAATTAACGCAGTGCTACCTTCCTTATCAAGCGTGAAGAAATGGATCATGGGAACTGAGGATGCGAAGTCTCCAACTGGCTACACTGTCGAGCCTGACGGTGTTGGCCCTGATGGTGTTCCTTCTTGGCTCGTGATCCTTGGAATGATCTAACCAACTCTCCAACCTCTCAACCATCCAACCACAAACGAACCAAACCAGGCTACAATATAGCCTACACAAAGGAGCAAGACAATGGCGACAAAGGTAACAACCTCCAAGGCATCCACCAGCAAGACTTCCTCCAAGAAAGGAAGCACCAAGGCAAAGGTCACGAAGTCCAAAGTGGCCAAGACTGTTGCCTCTGAGATCGCAGCCAGCTACCCACGGCCACGATATGTCTTTGATGAGCAGAAGATCACGAAGCTGGTGAAGATCAACCCCAGCCGTGAAGGAACCAAGGCCCACGAGAATTGGGCGATGATCACCAACGGTATGACGGTTGGGAAGTATCTTGAGAAGGGTGGGTCGATCAAGGATCTGCGCGCCAACCTCCACCGTGGGAACATCGAACTC